ATGACGACGATGAAGAACCTAGAGAAGACCTTTGACCATGCCATGCGGAAAGGCACCCCGAGGAGCTACGCGGATATGCTGAAGCTCATGCGTGAGTTGACAAGCCGCCTCATGTGGGAACACCTTAACTCACGCTTCGACCCCGGCGCGTATGCCAAGGACGAGGCACGGCGGAGGGGGATCATCGAGGAGGTCCTTGCCGACCTGTCCATCCCGGTTGACGGACAGGCAATTAAGAAGCTATGTGATACCTTCAAGTGGAACTATACCGAATTACGCGAGGTGGTGAGACTATTCCATGATTGCGGCAAAGCCATGTTGAAGACCCTTGGCAAGGTTGCCAAGCTACGGACGGTTGCCCTGTCGAACCTGAAGGCTCTTGCCAAGTATCAGGACCATGACGCTATAAGGCAAGCCATAGAGGTTCTCGAACAGGACAGGGAACAGCACGCCGGGAAACCCTTCAAGGGGAACCCGCCTCAAGACATGAAGCCGCTGTTCAAGAAGAACACCGGACCCGAGCAAGCGAGGAAACAACAGTTCTGGACGCATGCGATAAGCGAGGCGGTCCCGGTAGTCAACCAGTTCTGTCATACCAACAATTGCAGTCCCCGATGCCGGAAGTTCCACAGGAAGGCGCACGAAGCGGTAGCTCGCATCCTTTCTGCCCTGTACCCCGACATATTCCCACAGGTAGATAACGCCCTGATCGGCTTCGTGAGAAACAGTATGTACCGCTAGTTTTTTATTCCCCGTATCTGATTCGCTTCAAAAAAAACTAAGCCTAGAATGGCTTCTATCAAGGATTCCCGTTAGTTTTTTTTCGGGTCTATCTGATTTCCATCAAAAGAAACTGGTCCGTGACTTTCTACGGGTGCGCGCTTTAAGTTCATTGGAGCAGTATACGGTAACTCACGAAATAAGAGGAGATATAGTGGCGATGAAAAGGAACACCCCGCAACACCACAATTTCACCCCCCAATCAAATAGGCTACACCCCTGCAGGCGCAGGGATAATTCTATCTTTCCCACAGGAGGTATCACCATGGGATTTATGTCGCAAGCACTAGGATTGAGCAGTTCGCAGAGCGTTGAGGTTCCGGTAATCTACGTCCCGTCACAGACACAGACCGTCACCCCAACACAGACGCAGGAAGCGGTTGACACGTCGAAGAAGGACTATCTTGCGAAGCAGGCGTTGATCGCGTCCAAGAACAAGACAATCGCCACGTCTGGACTGGGTATCGCCCCGGGTACGCTTCAGACGGCGAAGAAAACACTTCTCGGAGGTTAAGCAATGGAAGATGGACACGAAAGAGTTGAGATCATCGACGAAGGCGCGGTTGAGTTCATCGAAGCCCTGCGCGACTTGCAATCGCCGCAACCTTTCGACAGGCACCCGGGCGAAATGGCTTCCCTGCTTGGGCAGGTCAGACCGGGCGACATCGAGCTTCCCGAGCGGTTCACGTCCACCGACGGCTCCGGGAGGCGCGTGGTTCACCCCGTAAAGCTCTCGCCGGGTCTTCGTGCGGCCTTGCAGGAGAAAATCGAATCGCTCCAGTGCGTCTACATGGACGGTGCCCGGCCTCTGTCCGAGCGAAACCGCGCAAACGAGCTTGTACAGCGACTTTTCACGGTTGCAGGGTATAGCGGTTCGGTGTCCGGGTCCCACTTGATCGCGGACAGCGGCGACCGTGTTGTCAACCCCGGCGATCACAGGTGGGGTTCAATGGGGAGCGGTCCTTCATACGGCCGCTACTCTCCTAAAGGTCTTCACTATCGACGCGACGACCCGAGATCGGGACGGCTTGGCGACATCACCGACGGCCAAGGAGGTGGCGAATGAAGGCACCCCGAGGAGCCAAACACTACGGACCGGCAATCTCCACACAGGATGAAGCAAAGGCACCTTCTCAGAACACCCCGGGGCTTGTCGACCACCCGATTGTTCCCGAGCTTGGACGAAGCTACCACCCGGACCAGACCTTCTCCTGTGTATGCGGGGAACCGCTTGTTGCTAACTTGTTGGTTGGGTCCGATTGGTGCGACTTATGGTTGATTTGCCGGACCTGCAACTCGGCTTTCGCTTTCCGGCAGGACGGAACGTTAGTAAAGGGGGTGCATACCCCCGTGAAGATGGTCCATTACGAACGATGGACGAAGGAGGGTCTGGAACGTGCCTGATAACAAACTTACAATAACCGACGTCAACGAAGCGGCATTCCTGGAAATGCGTGGTCACAACTGCACCATGCTTCGGACGGATAGCCGGAAGGTCGTCTTCCTATTCCCCGACACCCTGGAGGTCCACGACGACATGGAAGCGTTCATTTACAATGACCTGATTTCCGAGTTCGTCTTCCACCTGAAGCGGACGCGGAGCAGAATGCTCGAACTGCGTGATGGAAGCCGCGCTTTCAACCCGCGACACTACGCAAACAGGACCCCGCACACTTCCGGGACCGAAGCATAGGAGGGAAGACATGACAGACGAACAGCGACACAGATTCGACCTTTGCTCCAGATGGAAAAGGGGGTGCAACGCTTCGGTGTGCCCCCTGTATGACCGACTGGACAGTACATACTTCATTCAGGGCGATTCCCGATGCACCCGTATCCTCGACTACCTCGACGGGTCCCTTGAAGACGGTCCGCTGAAGGACGCGATCAAGAGGACGGAACCGGTGTGGCGGGGTGTCTTAGGCGAGAGATTGCTGGCTGCATGGTCGGACGACAGAATTAAGGTCCGGGCACGTTTCCAAAAGGCGGTTTAAATGCATAGGGAGACACAGGGAGAACGATATAAGGGGGGTCGTGAAGGGGGTAGTAGCACCCCCCCCTGAAAGGTGCTTCTAGCACGCTAAAAATCAAGTCCGGTATTTTGATGGAAGCGGACATGTTTTACTCCGATGCCTTCCGGGGTTTGAACCGTTCGGCTATCATCATCCTCATGCGGTGTTTGCAGAAAAGGAAATGGGAGAAGCGGCGCGACCCCGGGAGCAGTTATAAGCGGACCGTCTACCTCAACGACGGGTTTGTATTCCCCTATTCGGAAGCCGCTTTCCTTGGCGTAAGGAAAACGCAATTTTGGAAAACCGTTAAGGTTCTCGTAGAGGTGGGATTCCTCGACGTTCTACACCAAGGAGGGTGGTTCCGCGAGTCAAACGAAAGGGACCTTTCCACCTACCGTCTGTCGAACCGATGGAAGCAATATGGCACCCCTGCGTTTCAGCGCGTGGAGAAGCGACAGGTCCTTTCCCCGGACTACTTCATCAGGCAGAATCTGGCCAAGCAAAGTTTGCGGCAAACTCCACTCCAGCGAACTGAGTATGTTCACTCCAGCGAACTATGTGTTGAAAACTTAGGGGGTCGTCGTGTTCGCTCCAGTGAAGTTTGCGACGAACAGCGAAAACCGTGCGAAGGCTTGAAAACACAGGCCGGGAGGAGCGAATGAGAAGCTACTGGTCGATTCGTCCCTCCGTGTTCGCTCTAGCGGAACATAAATATATATACCATGTCTATGGGGTTTTCCCTTCCCTGAGTCATCACAAAGATACCCCCCCAAACACAGGGAAGCACACGCGCCGATTTTCAGGTCCGGCGACCCCTTCCCCTAGGAGGTGCCAGGCATGGAACGTGTAAAGCTCCTCAAGCGGGTCTTCTTCGACGGTAAGGTACTTCTCCCCGGCACGGTGATAGCTGTACAGGACGGGTATCCCCTGAAACGCAGGAGGATAGCACGGGACCTTCTCTTCGAGGAGGACAGATACACCCCGGGCGGTACATGCCGGGTATATCAGGAGGTGATGGAATGAGTGAGAATGTCAGGAACCGGAAGGGCCGGTTCGCAGAGGCAATCTCGGAGGAGGAGCGGGTCCGCATCGTGCAACTGATCGCAGGCGGGCAGTCTTATCGAGAGGTAGCGCGTGCAACAGGCCGGTCATTGGGTGCAATCTTCAAACTGACCAAGAAACCGGGCAATGCCGATATGATTCAACTGGAACGTGAAAAGACGGCACAGAAGTTTCACACCCTTGCCTCGAAGCTCCTCGACAGCATCAAGGAGAAGGACATCGAGAAGGCTTCCCTGGGCGTGCGGGTCCTTGCGGCATGTCAGACCATCGACAAGATGGAGCAACTCAGAAACAAGGGTTCCCGTGGAGGAGGGCCGAAGATACAGATCAACATCCTTGCCGACCCGAGCAAGGTGCAGGTGCAGGGCGAGCAGGGTGCGGGTGAACTGATCGAGATTCAGGCTTCCCCGTGCAGGAGGGACGATGAGTAAGTCTTTAGGGGGGGGAAATGGTGTGAGAGGGATAGACGAATTCACCCCGAGGGCCGATGGGGGCTTGGGGGGGTCCCGCGCGAGACAGAGCGACGGGCAAAAAGCGGCACATGCTCACCCCGAACGTCGTTCATGCTGTTCTTTCCCCTGTTCGTCGGATATTACCCGGGAAAGAATGGGTTACAATTCTGGTTACACCATCTGCAAACCGTTGAGAGGCAAGGCTTCACAAAGGGACGATGGATATGATATCCACGTGATACCGGGGAATTCTGACCGTAGCACGTTAGCTCCCAAGCGTGTTACGCGGCATTTCAGAGATTACTCAATGGAATGCTATCACCCTGAAGGATGCTTCCCCTGCATGTTACCCCCTGTCCCTTCCGGGTGTCTACACCCTGTCGTCATTGTCTACACCCTGTCTACAAGGAGCATCGGTAATGCCTGATCGTCCTTCCCCGAAGGTGAAACGTCTCTACACCTTGAAGGAAGCCGCTTGCTACCTTGGACGGTCTGATTGGTCTGTTAGGGAAATGCTGTGGTCCGGTAAGCTCCCCTATGTGAAGGACGGGAAGCGAATCTTCCTCGACATCCGCGACCTTGACGAATGGATTGACGGGACCAAGAAAGTCTTCGGGGTGAGATAATGCTTGACATTCCTGTATCACACGGATACACTAAGGGTATGACAGCACAGGAACTTAGACAATGGCGAACGGAACACGGCTATACACAGCAAGGGCTTGCCGATGCCCTGGGGGTGATTCGTCTCACCGTCACCCGATGGGAAAGCGGCACAAGGGCGATACCAACCTTCTTGGAGCTTGCCCTTCAGTCCCTTGACTGCCAAACGAAACGAGAAAAGGGGAATGACAATGGGATGCGTGTATCTTCGGGGAAAAACGTATTGGATTAAGTTCATGGACCATGGCCGTCCGGTCATGGAATCAGCGAAGACAGGCAAAGAGGGTGAAGCAAAGAAGCTCCTCAAGCTCCGCGAGGGACAGGTACAGGAAGACAGGTTCCCCGGTCTTCAGGTAGGGCGTACCCGCTTCAGCGACCTTGCCCGTACCCTGCGTACCAACTACAAGCTCAAGGAACGGAGGTCTTCGTACCGCGCCGATATCAGCGTTAAGCACCTTGAGACCTTCTTTGGGGATTGCCGGGCGACGGATATCACAACATCCCGCATAGAGCAGTACATCACCGCGCGACAGGCCGAAGGGATAGCAAACGCCACCATCAACCGGGAGCTTGCGGCATTGAAGCGAATGTTTACCCTTGCCATGCGGCACACCCCGCCTCTCGTTACCGCTGTGCCCTTCTTTGAAATGCTGAAGGAAGACAACGTGAGAACGGGCTTCTTCTCGTATGAGGAGTACATGGTCATTCTCGACAGGCTCCCCGGCTACATGAAGGGACCCTTCACCATGGGATACTTCACGGGGATGCGGAAGGAAGAAATCCTGTCCCTGACATGGGATAAGGTCAACCTCTTCGACCAGACCATCACCCTCGACCCCGGCTCCACGAAGAACGATGAAGGCCGGGTCCTTTACCTGACCGGGGAACTCCTCGACGCGATCAGGCAAAGGTATCAGGAGCGCAAGGGTCCCTTCGTCTTCCATCGGGACGGGGAGAAGATCGGGAGCTTTCGCAAGGTATGGAGCAAAGCCTTCCGGGATGCCGGTATCACCGAGAAGCTCTTTCACGACCTGAGACGGACGGCGGTAAGGAATATGGTTCGTGCGGGTGTCCCAGAGAAGGTTGTCATGCGGATATCCGGTCACAGGACCCGCGCCGTCTTCGACAGATACAACATCGTCGACGAGCAGGACCTTCGCATAGCCGCCGAAAAGGTGTCACAGGTCCACGAGGAGCAGAGGACCGCGAGAGAGGCCGGAAGTTACAATCTGGTTACAATCGGGCAGAATGGGGGTGTGTCGTGACAAGGCATACTCCCCGCAAACCGTTGATAATAAACAATGCCCCCGGCATGACTCGAACATGCGGCACATGGATTAGGAAACTAGTTTGCCTCTCTCATATGCCTGTAATGTTAGATACTTAGTGATTTCACGTATTCCGTACAGTAGTCGCTAACACGTTGATTTTGCTTATCCTAAAACTGGGGTCACTAACAAAGTCGCTAACGCTACCTCCCCCCTTGTTACGTTTGTAGATTAATTTATCCCCTAATGTCGTGTAGATACGAATTAATCTGTTACACCCATACACCAATTCTCTATATATGGGTGAATCATCAATTGTAACATCCCCTGAGTTTGAAAAGGCGTATGAAAATCTTAAGGAAACATTCGACAACGTAAGCAGCGGTAAGTTCAGCAAGAAGCGGTTCTACAAGTTTTACATGCAGTTCTGCCACAAGGACAAACCGCTTACGCACGTGCTTAAGGAGGTCAATGAGCGCCATGGTCTAAAAGCGAGCGATATCGACAATCGGTCCCTAGTCTTCATGCGCAAGTTGTTCAGCCCTTCCGAGCTGGGTGCCCTCCTCGGTTGTACCCCGGAGAACATCACTCAACGGGTAGGTCGGGGCGAGCAGGAACTGGTGAAGGAAGGCCACTTGGCGAATGTCAGGATCTCTGGGACCAACCTGAATGACATCAACGTAACAGACACCTACGTTGACGCTCTCAGAACCCTGACCACCATCCTGAACACGTCGACAAGCAAGACCGATCAGATCCGGGCCATAGAGTCCGTTCTGAAGTATATTGAGCCGAAGGTTATCGAAGAACTCAAGGGCAAGTTCAAGACTCTGAACGCTCTCATCAACTTCTTCATCGCCTACCTGATCCCCGAAGCCAACAAGCGGATCCGGGAGATCATCCGCGAACTTCAGGAGAAGCCGAAAGAGGAACTGGCAGAGGCTGTCATCGACCTTCGGGTCGTTTTCAGGGATCTCTTGCCCAAATCCCCGGAGCTTCACCAGTTCCTGGAACGAGAAGGCTGGTTGAAGTAATGGCCATTTCCGTTGCAGACCTCGAAGAAATAGACGTTATTGGCGCCTACGACCAGCTCTATGCCGCCCTCGACGTCGGTGTTGGCATCTCATGGGCTGAATGGATCTGCAAGAACACGTACCTGAACAGCGAACCGTTCTCGTTTGCTGGCTATGAATACCTGATCGAGCCGGTAAATGACACCTTTCCCCGTCAGGCCATAAAGAAACCGGCCCAAGTCGGCGCCAGCGAGATCTTCCAGCGGAAGATGTTCGCCATTCTTCATCGGTACGCTACGGTCCCCCATTATTACAGCGAAAACGGGTTGGAACGCTGCATATGGGGCATCAACTCGATATACAGCTTCCCGGACACCGACAACCTTCGGCGGTTTGTCAAGGACCGCGTTAAGACCAACTTTATAAACCAGTCGCCGGTCTTGCTCAAGGGACTCAAGGAAAGCGAATCCGAGGCCCTTGACCAGCTCGGGATTTACAATTCGTTCTGTTACTTCACGGGGCGCAGGACATATTCGGGGAACCAGTCGGTTCCCACGGAAGTTGTGTTTATTGACGAATACGACCTGCCCCTGAACTCGGACCGCAAGGCAATAGGTGCTTTGGCTGGACGTGTTCAAAACGCGCGGGTGTTCGGGAACGAAAACCTTACCGGCCTGATAGTCAATTACGGGACACCTACTTTCCCCGACGAGAGCGACGAGCCGGTATTGATCGACGGCCTGTTCAACAAGTCAGATCAGCGATTCTGGACAATCAAGTGTTCACGATGCGGTTACTGGCAGGTAGTCGAATATCCCGATTCAATAGCCAACTATTACGAAAAGGGGTCCAAAAGGCCAAAAAAGGACCCCTACTATATGTGTCTGAAGTGCCACAAGCCCCTGGATTTCAAGATTATCGGTCTGTGGAATCCGGCAGAGCCCAACAAGTATCAGAATGCCGAGTGGGTAGCGAAGTATCCGAGCCGGACAAAGGACGGCACGGGCATCCGGGGTTATCAAATCCCGTTCGCCACTCTCAGGAACACGGCCAAGAAGCTCATTACTCGCCGGGATCAGGATTACAAGTCGGTCGCCGACTTCCACAACTACGGTCTCGGCCGGGCATACATGGACAACACGATTGGCCTCGATGATGAAACATTTATCCGAAGCGTCAATCAGGACGTTTCGTGGGGAGTCTTTGATCCGGCCTATTCTCACGTCATGGGTATGGACCAGGGCTGCTACATGGCCATTGCCCGGATGAAGGAGAACTCGCAGACCGAGATCAACCCGCAGGGGATTTGGACCCTTGTATGGTGCGGCCACATTCTTGACCTGATTGCCTTCTCGCGGGTCGTAAAGGAAGGCGACGACCTGAAGATCGAGAAAGGCAAGATCGCTGAACTGATCGAGAGCTGGGGCATAGATGTGGCAGTGTTTGACCGGTTGCCCAACGTGGCCAGCGCCGAAGCCGAGGCGAACCTGTTTCCCGAGATTATCTGGCTGAACAACTCGAAGGGAAACTTCCCGGACCGACTCAGGATCGAGAAGGAAGACGAGGAAGGCAATCAGATCCACCGTCTTACCGAGAACAAACATCTCATGATTGACCAGTATTTTCAGGATATCCGGTCGAGACGGTTTGAATATGCAGGAAACGGCGGGCACGACTTCGATCAATTCAAGGCCCACCACAAGAACGTCAAGAAGATCACAGACGACAAAGGCGGGTTTCAGTATCAAGCCTTCGGCCCCGACCACTACGCGCAGGCTGGTAAGTATCTGTCGCAGGCCATAGAGATTTACACAATCTATAAGCCCTATAAGAAACGTTCCGGGGTCTTGGCTATTCTCGGGTTCCAGACAAAAGGAAGGTAGATTGCAGGTAGACCATTACATTGAGTTCACCAATGGCGGGGACGTCACGAGACGGGTTCCCGTTGAGGCCATACCGTTCAAGAAGAAGTCTTTTTGCAAGCCCTTCAGCGATGATCTAGGTGAGGTACAGCCCCTTTGCCGGAACTGGCAACGGGCTGACAAGTGTCACGAGTGCCTGGACATGGCCAAGAAGCTCTTCAAGTCCAGCAAGAGGAGCATCACATAGTGAGCATATTCGACAGGTTCAGACGACGGAAGGCCGAGCCCCAGACCGGTCTGAGCAGACCCATGGCGGGCACCGTCAGACAGACACAGCCGAATGAATGGACCATCATGTCGGGTGTTGTCCCCAGGAAGTACCAGGAATACCAGAAGAAGGACCTGACAAAGCTGGCCGACTGGGATCATAGGACGATCCTCAAGGTTCTGCGGAGCGTAAGCCCCGAGGCATCGCAGGCCATAACCACCTATCTTCGGGTCTTTGATTCGGGTCATTCCATTGAGGTCAAGGCCGCGAATGGAAACCGTCATCAGCAAGGCAAAGAGCTGTTGACCAAGATGATAAACGTATGGGACCGGCCGGATCCTGCCCGGTTTTCCATGCCCAACAACATCAGGTCCCTTGCCTTGAAGTTCGCCCTCGATATTATGTTCAAAGGTGCTATCGCCGGGGAGCTGGTCGTTGACGAAAACCTGAACGTCATCGGTCTTGAATATGTCGATCCATGGAGCATCGAGTTCGAGTGGAAACAGGAAGAGAACCGCTACATCCCCTATCAGTACAATTACCTCAAGGGACAAAGAGCGGGAAGGATCATCCTGGATGCGCCGAATTTCTTCTACATACCGGTTGATCCGATGGGGAACGATCCGTATGGTGAAGAGCAGATAGGCAGCGCCATACAGGCCATAGTTTTTAAGTTCATGGTCATGCAAGACCTTCGGATGGCCATTCATACAAATGGATGGCGCAAGATGGATTTCTCAGTGGTCGAGGACTCCATTGCGAAGCATTGTCCGCCCAAGATCAAGAACGATCAACAGAAATACGATGAATTCGTTCTGGGTCACTTGCAGGCGATCAAGACCGCCTATGCCTCGATGGCCCCCGATGAGAACCTGGTTCATACGGACAATATTGAGGTCAAAGCCATTGAGGCCCAGAAAGGCGGCATGTTCGACCCGAAAGCCCTGATGGACGTTATAGACAACCAGATCGCCAACGCCCTGAAGACCTTCGCCGTACTCCTGTCCAAGAAGTTCGGGGGCGGCTCCGAGGGTTTTACATCCAGCGAAATGGTTCTTTACACCAAGCTGATCGGCGGTTTCCAGCGAATAGTCGAGGAACTGTTCGAGCGAGCCTATCAGCTTGCGCTCAAGATTCAGCATGGCCTGCTGGTCACCGTGGAATTCGATTTCAAGAAGCCGGAACTGAGAAGCGACCTCGAACTGAGCCAGTGGCGCAGGGTTGAAATAGAGTGCATCAAGGCGGCTTACAATTATCGGACAATCGGCCTCAAGGAAATGCAGGAAAGGATACGGGTACTGATGGAGTTCAGCGGACCCGTGCCTGACGATATCCGGGAAGAAATGTTGGAGGGGATGACTGGTGTCAACGATCCGGAAAGAGACGAAACCGGCGAAGAAGAACGTAACCGGCAACGGGTTGAAACAAACAGGAACCGGCGTAGCGGTAGAGAAGATTAAGCGCGCCGTTCAGGAAAGACAGGACTTCGACCTGATGAATAGGGCAATGTCCGGGAGGGTGTAGACGTGGCAAGAAAGCCTACCGACAAAGAGCTGGCCTTGATAAACCAGCTTGCAAAGCGTGAGTGTTCCGCCGATGAGTTCTATGTTTTTGACGCGAAGCCGGCGAACGATTTCATGCTTACGTCCTACTTCTACTATCTCGGGACCACCAGCCTCATGAATTTCAAGGCGGACCTTGACCGGGAACGTCTGAGGCTCGGGGCATCGCATAAGCGCGATCTCAACTTCGGTCGCTGGCTACCGGGCGATATCGCCAGCGTAGACACGCCTGAAGGGGCCAAGAAGGGAAGAAGCTACCAGCTCCAGGCGCCCTTTTACATGCTTAGGGGGTTGACGGTCGGTCAGTACAACACAGATGAACTCGCAAAAGGCATCGAAACCGGCACCCTGCTGGATCTCAGCATTGAATGGCACGGCGGTAAGCCCATTTGCGATATCTGCGGCGGTGATATCCGCAAATCTGATGAATGCGAGCATCTTCCCGGCCGCGAGTACGACGGGGTTGTCTGCACGTTCACCGTGGAAAACGCCCATCTCGGGGCCTGTGACCTGGTGGATGACGGCGGTCTTCCGCTGGCAACGCTATCGGGTGGCAAAGACGGCATCGTGAACATTGCCGAACCGGGCAATATGGAAGGCATCAAGAAGCTCTCAGCAGAACATCCAATAACAGGGAGACTCGTCTTTTCCCTTTCTGATATTGGAAATAACCTTACAGAAGGAGGGAATATCGTGAACTTTGAAGAGTTTGTGAAGCAGTTTTCCAAGGAACTGGCGGATCACTACGTGCCCAGAGCCGATCACGACAAGGCCGTAAACGACCTGCAGACACAGATCACCACTGCCCAGACCGAGACCACGAAGGTCAAGGAAGATCTCGCAAAGGCCCAGGGCGATCTTGCCGAACTGACCGAGAAATCAAAGGGAATCAGCGCCGAGCTTGACGCATCGAAAGACCTTATAAGGATAGGCGAAATCCGCCTCAATGAATTGCGCGAAGAGTATCACAAGCTCGGCGTGATTCTCTACGAAGACAAGTGGAGCAAGGAGGCGGAAGACACGACCCTGAACGCTCTGGAGACCCCGAAGTGTCTCGAACATCTGACGGCCAAGATCGCCACGATGAAGGAAGAGGTCAAGACCAGACTCGCCAAGGCAGACAAGGGCGACCATACGTCCGACCGGGACATGACCATCCAGTACAGCCACCTCGACAATCCGGCGCTGTACCGGACAAAGAAATAGGGCAAGAAAGCCAATAATCAAGGAGGGAACACGAGATGGCAAATAGAGGCATAGGCAGCATGGATGAAGTCGGAATCGCGGCCGGGTACAAGACTTATCTGTCGGCCCTTGTGAGGGGAACCGATGAGGGCAAGGCCGTCATGGTGAGCAGCAACAATACCGTTGCTCTTGTCACCACAGGGCTCAACTTTGCGGGTGTTGTCAGGACGATAGGCGACGGTCCCACCGTTCTTACCGGTGTTCAGGAGGACGGATACGCAGAGATCGGCTACACCGGCGGTAACCCGTCGGTTGGCTGGAATTACCTTGTCGGGGGTTCGACCGCTGGCAAAGTCGCTTTGGCGGATGAGGTCGCGGTCAAGACCGTTGAGGTGACGGTAGACCTCGGAGATACCAGCGGAGCCAGCGCGGCAGATGCGGACCTTGTCGGCGGGAAGATCATCGGGATCGTCAGCGACACCAATCAGGACCAGTTGGTTGATGATGTCTCGCTGGGAGAAACCGGGGCGGTTACGGTCACTCTCGCGGCCGGGGCCACCGCTGACAACAAGTTCGTTGTCGCGGTCCAGAAGGACGAAGCCACGTTCCCGAAACGCTGGTTTGTCAGGTCCGTTGACACCACGAACCACACCGTCACTGTCGATCTGGGCAGGTAACGGAACACACGACCATAGCGGCCCCCGGCCTTACAGGTTCGGGGGCTTTTTTATTGCCAACAACCAAGGAGGAAACAAAAGATGGCCATAAAGATCGTAAGAGTAAACGGACCCAACGAGATCAAACTGGACGGCACCCTGTACGACCTCGCGAGCGAGCATGGGTGCTCATTGTCGGCCCTGCTTGAGGAGATGAACCCCACTCATCCCGACGACAAGAGCGGCCTCGATGCGTTCGACAGGCAGTTGCAGCGTCTCGGGATTGTGAGAACAAACGATCCCGAACACGGCATCTACGCCGGACAGGGCAAGCTCTTCTTCCAGAGCAATCTTCCCGAATCCAGGATCCTCTTTCCGGAGTACATCAACCGCAGGATCAATGCTGCCATGATCGAGCGCGGAGACTTCCTCCAGTACATCGTGTCCGAGTGGGAGTACGGCCGGATGTTCAGGAGCATCTATCTGGACGACACCCAGGCGCAGAGACGGTCCGGCAAAAGGGCACAGGGTGCCAGGCCGAAAGTCCTGAAAGCCAGCTGGTCCGAAAAGAACGTCAAGATCGAAGACTTCTCCATCGAAATCCAGGCGGACTACGATTTCATCCAGGAAGTCCAGTTGCCCATCCTTGACGTTATTCTCCAGAGAGCCGCGATGACGCGCGCCGTTGACGAACTCGGAGAAGCCGTTTCGGTGATCCTGAGCGGCGACGGAACGGGTAAGGAGAGCACCGGGGCACACGTCGACAAACTGTCCGATCTGGGCATCGAGGGGAACACCGGCGTGGAATCGATGACCTTCAAGTCCTACCTGAAGTGGCAGGCGCAGTTCTACCCCTACAGGATGACAGCCATCATCGGCAGCATCGCCGACCTCGTGGACTTCTACACCATGACCACTCCCACGGACACGACCTACGCCCTGCTGACGACCATGCTCACCCGAGCCGCGGTCGGCGGAGAGCCTGTCTTCGTGCAGTCGCCCTTCGGAGCGGTCAACCTCATTCCCTTCAACGACACGGATGTTCTCTCTGCGGATGATCTTATCGGTGTCGACAAGACGTTCGGCATCATCGGCCACAGGAATACGGGTGTGGACCTCGTGGAGACCGACAGGCTGATCCGGGAGAAATGGCAAGTCATCGTCATCTCGAACAAAGTGGGCTTCTCAAACCTCTTCCGGGCCGCGACAAGGAAGCTGGACGGCGACGCGTAGGCGAAGGCCTAAGTACGATAACAAAGGCCCCTTCTTGACCGAAGGGGCCTTAACCTTTGGAGGGATAAAGATATGGCTGATGCAGTAGCAACAGTGCATGGAATAGGACACAACGGGGCGAATACCCGCCTCATACTCTACAAATTCTCTCTCACGAGTGTCGGCACCAGCGCAACAGGCGCCGAACAGAAGCTCAGCGGGATAGCCAGCAAAGGTACGATCAAGCAGATACGCGCCTATTCGTCTTCCGACGACTTCGATATCTCGATCAGAAACAAGACCGGAGTGTCAGCCGGCACGATCAACGAGATACTGACCATCGAGGGCATCGACAACAGATATGACACCTATGGTCTCGATATCAACTATCGGAACGCGGACGCCGCCATTGAGGGCTCGCTGTATGCCGTCGTGAAGAATGACGATAGCTCTCACGCGACGGGGACCATCTACCTCGAACTCTACGTCGAAGTTCTCGACACAATATAGGGGGACAAAATGGCTGAAATCAAGACTCCTCTTCGTTCAGGCATACCTTCCGATCTTGTGACAAAGAAGCTGTCAGCGGCCAATGATACGGTGGAACAGGGATTCTACGCCGCAACGACTCTTTCCGCGGTCGATACCGACCTCGCAACAGCAAACATCAAAGCTGGCGTGACAATCTTCGGGATAGAAGGCAAAACCGAAGTCGTGGACACCACGGAAGCGGGAAACCCCGCGGCGGCAGGCGATATAGCGCTTGGGAAGATCGCCTTTGTAAACGGCGCGAAGATTACCGGCACCGCAGAGTAGTTCCGAAACTGACATAACCGGGAAGGGGCCGTACACCTACAACGTACTGTGCCCCTTCCCTATCTTGAGGACCAATGGCCGCAAGCATACTGACAACCGCCAATCGAAGCAACTGGAAGACCCAAGCCCGGATAAAGCTCGTCGGGGAAGACTCCGCCGTGCTATTGCCCGATACCACGGTAGAAGCGTTCATAGACCAGGCTGAGAGGGCAATCAAGGGCAAGGTCACGGGCTGGGCATCGCTCGCCGGCGATGACAAGGAGAATCTGATCGATGCGGCCTTGTCGTATCTTTGTGCACTCCTTGTTCCTGCCGTCCGTAACGTCATGGCAAAGACCGAGAAAGTGGGTGAGACCTCCATCACCCGAGACCTCGACTTCAACAAGTTGGAGTCTGACCTGTACGGTGAATCAGGAGCGTTTTGCCAGGCAATCTCCATCTATTCCTACGCGCCAGCGTATGGTGCCGATGTTGTTTCGCCCATCACCCCAATGTTTGAGGAGTTCGAATGACCATCACCATAGATGCAGCGGCCCGCATCAGGCGGATGGGTAATGCGACTGTCTCCATTCAGCGACTTCGGACCACCGAAGACGTGACAAGCCATGAGACTATTCAGTCCGGCGTACCCTGCATCATCGTTCCCCAGAAACGCTACAGTCAGCAGGACGAGGATGCTATCTACCGGGAAAGAGGCGGGGAGAGCACCTCTTACAATTTGTATTTCGTATCCACGGTTGACGTGAAACCCGGCGATATCGTGACTGATGGATCTCTCAATTTCAGGCTCCTCAATGACTTCGAGCGATATGTCTGTCCCGGCTTCATCATAGCTCCCGCGGTGATTGAGTCATGATGCACGTGATCCTGAACACCGCAGAGATAGATGCGACCCTGAACCGCCTGATGAGCATGTCCTTTGACCCGTTCTTCAAGGACAGTGGCCAGTACATCGAGAACCAGACCACCAGGAGGTTATCGAAGGGCGTTGACGTCTCTGGCGATCCGTTCGTTCCCCTGAAGAAGAAGTACGCCAAACGGAAGGAGAAGGCGGGATACGGCAGCAAACCGGCCATGACCGCTACGGGTGATCTCGGTAGAGCGCTGTTCTCCCAGATGCTGGCGGATGACGAGTCGTTGACCACGGTGATCGGTATGCACCGGGCCATACCTGGATTGAACACCCGAGTAGAGGCCATGGCCAGTATAACGGAACGCCTCGAAAAAGGTGCCGCCCCCCTTGCCGGTCCCAGAGAGATGTTTGGCCTTGACGATCAGGATACTGAATGGGTTCTTGACAGGTTCGCAACAATGTTTGAATCGGAGTTGACGTAATGGAAATCAAGACAGTCAGAAACGCCCTTATCGCCACAATTAGGCTCGACACCGACATTATCAGCAAGTTCGGTGCCGACAAGGTGGATTACGGTCTTGGCAGGAGCGTGAAAAAGATCATGCTTCCCCGGTCTATCCGGGTTGTCCAGCTTGGCAGGGGCAAAACCGAAGAGGATGCAGAAGAGATAGCCGACTTCGGCGGTGGCAGCGCATATGTGTGGGCTTCTTACAGGTTCCATGTCGTGGCTATCTTCCAGTTGGCCGAGGGGGAAGACGAGAAGGACGCCGAGGACTACGAGAGCGACTACGACCGGATAATGCGCAAGGCAATATCGGCTGACTGTACCATTGGAGGCATTGTCACGGACGTAGAGTTTGGCAGGACCATTCTCAGACAACACCCAGAAAAAGAAGGTATCTACTTTGTGCTCCTCGAAGTAAACGCCATTGCCTACGAGAGCGCAACCGAGCGATGAGAGTCGGCAAGGAGAACGGCAAGACTGTTGTCAGATGCAGCGGATGTGGTTTCAAGGTCTATGATCCCCCGGTTCTCCGGTCCCGTGTAGCTCTCATTAACGATGGATATATCTGTCTGAAGTGTCCGCGATGCAAGCGGTTCTCAGACAGCGTACCGATAAAAGAGATCTTTCTCAACGAATAGAGGAGGTATTCAAAGATGGCCAATGAAGCCCTTGTAAGAAAATCGACACTGGCGATAAAGAAGGAATTATCGTTCAATGCTGACCCGGTTGCTGAGTCGGGCAACGTGATCCGCGTTGCCGATTTCGAGTTGGACGGAGAGTACGATCAGGAATCCTATACCGAAATCTCCAATACGAAAGATGGAACACCGGAGTTGCGCGGGGCTTCCAAGGCTCCCGGTAACATCTCCATCAACATGCGCGCGTCCGGGGCAGAGGGCACGGCGCCGGAGGGTGACGTTCTCTACGAGGGCAGCTTCGGAACGAAGAAGACATCAACGGCGGACGTCGTCGGGGCCAGCGCTTCAACCACCGCGATCCCCGTCGCCGATGCAAGCCATTTTCATGTCAACGATGTTCTTGCCTGCATCATCCCCACGGTTACGACCTTTACCGTCGACACCGGTAGCACAACCACAACCATCGAGCTTACCAGCGTCACCGGCCTTGCGGTTGGCGACATCGTGCAGGTTCCGAACGGTGATGGAACGGCACTCATCGAAGCCGTGGAGATCACAGGAATCAACGCGACAGACAAAAACATCACCATATCACCCGCAGTAACGACGGTCCCTGAAGTGGCGACGACCGTCAAGAAAGCATCCATTGAGTTCACGCGCGTCACGGCACTGGACACCGACACCGACGTGCTCACGGTCTCCCCTGCCCTCTCTGCGGCACCTGACCGGTATACAGACCTGCGCTCCAGCGTTAATTACCAGTTCAGTCTGAGTGATCTGCCCAGCTTCTGGATTGACCTGTGGCGTGGTGACGTGGTGCATGAGGAGTACGGCGGCAACAAGGTCGACTCCCTGGAGATCAATTTCGAGACGGGCAAGGTCATTGTCCCGAAGTTCTCCTTCAACGGCGTGTCGTTCAACAAGGAAACCGGCTCCTACGGTCTCGGAGCGCCCTCTTTCAACGACGAGGTTCCCGTAGTGGCCAAGAATATGCGGGTGCTGATCGGTGGCTCCTCGCACAACTGCGATAAGTTCAGCTTCAAGATCAGCAACGAGATTTACGACGACAAGGATCTGACCACGGACGGTATAGGCCAGAAGATCCACACGGCGAGGACCGTCGAGGGGTCTTTTTCGGAACTCTACAGGTCGCTGGCCATTTACACCGCTTTCAAGAACGACACCCAGAGCACCGCTATAATTGTTTGCGGTCGTGACGGCAAGGTGACAGCCGGTAACGCCATTGTTCTGATCGTTCCGGCCATGCGCTATATCAAGACCCCGATCACGAAGGACAACAATCTGTTCAAGTACGACGTCTCCTACAAGGCCATGAACGGGCTTGTAGGGTCGGAAGACGCCGCCGTCCTTGCGTTCCTGTAAAGAGGACACCGGAGCCCGGCCCGTGAAAGCCAAGAGAGACAAGCGCCTCCTTGTAATATCGGATCTTCACTGCGGACACGTAGTGGGATTGACACCGCCCCGCTGGCGTAACGGCCTCGGGGATACTGTGAGAGAAGAGCTTCAGGCGAAACTATGGGGCTTCTACATCTCTTCGCTGAGAAGGTGGAAGCCCTTTGATATCGTTCTGGTCAATGGAGATATGACGGACGGCAAGGGCGAGAGATCTGGTGGCACGGAACTGATTACGACGGACCGCCTGAAACAGGCTGAGATGGCCAGCGAGTGCATCCTGGCGACGGGCTGTAGGGTGGTCAGGGCAAAGCCGGGAACACCCTATCACGTCGGTATGTCAGAAGACTTCGAAGCCGCAGTTATCGATAAGCTGAAGGCTGAAGGTGTGGACGCCAACATAGACGATGCAAGTCTCTACGAGGTCAATGGCCGGGTCATCAACATGAAACACTTCGTCTCCGGATCGTCCATTCCCCATGGCAGGGACACGGCGATCCTGAGAGACGGGACGTGGAACCTGCAATGGATGATCGAGGGAGAAACCCAAGCTGACTTGTTTATTCGAAGTCATGTTCACTATAGCCGGTACATATTCGACGGCAACCGTCATTTCATCATAACCCCTGCCCTACAGGGCCTCGGCTCAAAGGGCGCAAGGAAGTGGAGTGGGGTTGTTCACTTCGGTATAACCGTGATCGACATCAGCAAGGCTGGCGCCGTCAAAGTGCATTTCGAAACCATCAGAGGTTTGGCAAAATCGAAAATCCAGACTTTATAGTCCCAGATCTGTCGAAAACCGAGGAGCGGCCCGTCTGCCCCGATTGTGGAGCATCCAAGCCCCTATCTCAAGGCCCACGGTGGCAGTGCCGCAATTGCTCTCGACTCTGGATAAAACAGCCGCATCCACGGAAGAAGCTGTTGCGGGAAGATGCCTGTATAAGATGTGGTTCTCACCATCTCTATCGTCACTCAGGCGGCACTAGGTGGCTGTGCGCAGACTGTGGCCTCACATTCAAACGAGACAAGGGGCAATAATGGCAAAAGCCAAGAGAGACCGGATCATTCTGGGAATCATCATCGCTACGTTCCTTTGTCTTGCCGCAATTACTGTCTGGGCGGCAGAGGTAGGCAGGATCGTGGAAAAAGATGATCGGTCGACCGTCTTCTGGGCCTTGGGTGGCCTCCAAACCATCCAGATTCTTTTGCTCGGTTGGATAAAACTCGATATCAAGGACCTGTGGAAGCGCGCGAACAGCCATGGCCACTCCATCGAGTGTGAAGTGACGGGCTGCAAGCCCAAGACAACTGGCGTGCTCATTCAGGAATAGCGGGAGGGGGGGGAGACATGGGGCGATTCGATATGTGTGCAACTGTGGAAGGGTCCGTAGGGGCAATTCGTGGGTTCTTCCGAAGAAGGGGGCAAGACCCCAAAGGAATGATGACGTGGTCGTCATCGTCAAATGCCCGGCTTGCCGGGTAAAAATCAAGGAGGCGTAGAATGGCAGCATTCATGACAGGTTTTGTTTGTGCAGTAATCTTCGGCGCCGCAGGGTTCATCGTCGGTTGGTTCGCCCGGAAAAACAGCAAGGGAACGTCTGAAAGGACCGACAAGATCATCGACGCGGTCAAGGGGTAAGAACAATGGCAAGCCGTAAAATTGAAGATCTCGTGCCCGAGCTACAGACACTCTTTCACGAGTTTTCCATGCAGATGCACGATGCGGGCTTGCAGTTCATCGTCACCTGCACCTATCGATCCCAGGATGAACAGGATGAACTGTATGCGCGCGGCAGGACCAAACCGGGCAACAAGGTCACGTGGACCCGAAATAGCCGCCACACCCGCAGGACGGCGTTCGACATCGCCCTGGTGAAAGACGGCAAAGTCTCGTGGGACATCAAAGCGGACGTCAACGATAACGATATTGCCGACTACGAAGAAGCCGGGGAGATCGGTGAATCTGTCGGTCTGGAATGGGGTGGAAGATGGAAGACTCCGGACAGACCTCATTTCCAGTTAAGGGAACGCACGGCATGAACAACAAGGGCCACTTCACCATCAATATCGTGCCGTTCATCTGGCTTGCCATCTGGTGCGGCCTGACATGGCCACTTTGGTTTCTGATTCGGTTACTATTCAAAGCGTAGGTGTTGCATGAAAAAGTGGGTCAGGGACTTATTAGTCGAGGGCGACGGCAACCCGTCCATAGGTAGCCTGGCCTTTCTCATCGTCGTATTGGTCTATTCCTTCGACCATATCTGGTCGGCGGTCAAAATTCAGCCTCTCCGGATGAGCTCGACCGATATCGCTTGGTTGGCCGTCTCTCTGTACGGCGTCAAAAAGTTGGCTCCTCTGTTCCAGGGTATCAAAGCCTATTTTGGAGGCAAGAAAGATGACCATCAACCTCAGCCTTAAATCCGTTGGCATTCTTGCCGGGGTCCTTGCCATTCTTGCCGGAACCTCAGTGGCCTACTTTCATTTCAAGAAACCGGATCCTGTGAATATGGCTCAGTACAGTCCCGCTGCCGAGATGCGCGAGACGGTAAAAATCAAGCGTATCGAGGTTCCAGTGGAACGCATCATCACCATCGAGAAGGAAAAGGTTGTTGAGAAGCTGAGATTGTCCGACGACATCGCAAAGGATCCGGACAAGCAGATTATAGCCACAACGAAAGTCCCGGCCTACGAAGGTGATACAGACGTAGTCGCCATCGTGGACACGAAAACCGGTGAAGGGTCGATGGTGGTAAAGCAAGAACCGGTGCCCCTGTTTGCCTTCCAGAACAAGAAAGAACTTGGTGGCCGTTTCGGATATGTCGCCGGCGAAAGCGGCCTGAAACAGCAGGTCGATTTTTACGGAAGATGGACCATATTTCGCGTTGGGCGTGTTCATGTTGGTCTGTACGGAGAGATCAACAGTAAGCCCGAAGGGAAAACAGCGGTGGACGTATCGTACAGGTGGTAAACAACTGAATAACCGGGGACAGGCTATCCGGTCTGTCCCTTTTCTATTCCAAATCCAATAAGCCATACAGGAGGCAAAAGGATGAGACCGATAGCACTTTCCAAAAAACCCCGCACCTATATCCCGAAAGAGTTCCGGGATGAGGAAAACCCCCCCGAATTCACGCTGAGATCCATCAGCAGGCGTGAGATGCTTCAAATCCATGCGGCACACTCCCAGAAAATCAGAATCGGCGACAACCTCTCCGAGTTGCAGACCGCTCTTGCGTCCATAGAAAGCAAGAAGCCCGAGGAGATCGGTGAAGAGGATCTCTCGGTTCTGTCTGGCCTCGACTTTACTCCGATAGTTCAGGCGTCTCTCGATACCCTCAACATCCATATAGCAGTTCTGAGGGTAGGTCTGTCGGGCTGGAAGAATGTGCCCGTGTCGGATACCGAATTTCTCCGGTATGACCCCGAGAGTATCGACTGCCTTGACGCCGCAATCATCACCGAGCTGGCCAACGAGGTCATGGGTGTCGTTTCCCCCGAGGAATCGGAAAATTTAGAAGAAGTCTCCGCATCTCAGAGTGGTCCCGAGATGAAGGGTGGAGCTGCGGAGACTGCATAAAGAACCACCTGCGGGCAGTAAGGAACTGTGACGGCAAGGGCAACCAGTCCTTTGCCGTCAACGTGTTCGGTGAAGTCTACAAGCAGTGTCCGTTGTCCTTTCTGGATGAAGGATGCATTCAGGTAGCCAACCTCGTCAACATGAGCACAGGGGGCATGGGCGGCATAAGCGCCCTGCCCTCTCAACTGCTTGAAGAAACGCAGCTCTTCTTCAACGCGTATTCGCATATCGCCCGGATAGACGGGGAGATAGAGGACGTCAAAAAGAAGCAGAAGGAACAACGAAATGGCTGACAAGATCAAACGGCTAGGCGTAGGCATCAAGCTTGATACGGCTTCCATAAAGAGCGAACTGGAGAAGTTGCGCACTCTTGTACAAGAGGCCGTGAAACCGTTTGGTATCGGTTCCGGGTCCATCGACGGTCTTACGAAAGAGGTCAAAGCGGCATCCGATCAGATGAAGCAGATCAAACGCGACCTGGTGGCCTATCAGAAGGCTCAGGACGCCGACCTTGCCCGCGAAGAAGTGGCCATGGCGAAGAGAGTAAACGCCGAACTCATCGCTCTCCAGAAGGCGCGTTATCAGCAGGCTTCTGCGGTAAACAAGTCCCTCACCGCCTCTGGTGGTTTCAACTGGATGACAGGGGGGATGGACGCGAGTAGTCGGTCTCAGATGGTCTCCTATTACCAGCAACAGGCGCGCGAAGCCGACAAGCTGGCCGGCGCGACACGGCGGGTCAGCAAGGCCCACTCGGACGGCGGCCGCGTTCTCGATGCCTATCACTCAGCCATTCTTAACCTGCGCGGCGGGATTTCGGGCTATATCAAGGATGTCCAGAACATGATCCTGATTCAGGCCCGGTGGTACGGCGCAAGGACCCTGCTGTTTGGAGCCACACAAACAATTAACATGGGCGTGCAGCACGTCCTCGACGTGGATCAGGCACAAGCAAAGCTCCTGCGATACTCAGCCATGGAAGAAGAGGTCACAAGTGCCCATCGGCGAATGGTGGGAGACATAATCCTTTACTCGCGGCAAATGGCAACCCGTCTCCCAATAGATTTTAACGAGGTGGTCAAAGCCGCTGACAGGTTGCTTGCGGCAGGTGTAGATATTGATACCGTCAAAGCCTCCCTGAAATCGTTCGCTCAGGTACAGCTTTCATTCCCCGAAATAGAGCCAGAGAAATTTACAAAGGCCATCGTGGGCCTGGTCAACACGTTCCGAAGCTCCCCCGGAATGGCGAATCTGGAAAACGACGCGCAGCGGATAAAGTCCATACTGGACAAGGTAACCATTGTCCTTGCAAAGAGCGTCATGGACCCCAAAGACCTTACGCCGGTTATCCAGTATATGGGGCAGATGTCACAAGCCGCCGGGTTCTCTGTTGACCAGATGCTTTCCTTGTCAGCGATCATCACCAACCTTGGTTCAAAGGCTGCGCCCGCGGCGCGCGCTCTCAGGGGCCTCATAGACTCCCTGTCGTCCAAGAAGGGTCTCGAAGCCCTTGAAAGCATCGGTATCCAGCTTGATAAGAACAAGACTATGGCGGAGCAATTTTCCAAGATCATCGATGGTCTGAGATCGGCTGTCGGCACCGGTGAAGGCAAGGGCATGACCCTTGGCGCCTTGGAGTTTCTGCGGGATGTTGCCCCCACCCAGAGACGGAATGTCCTTATAGCTCTTATCAGGGAAATGGAAAAGTACAAGGAGCTTGTAGAGGCGTCGGAAAAATCGGAAGGGGCATTGGACAGAACAGCCAACACCATGTCCGAATCCATGAGAAGCAAACTGACGATCCTGAAGAATCTTTCGAAGGAACTCGGGGCGTCGCTGTTCGCCACAGACTCTCTTGCGGGTGGGGTTGATCTTCTCGTGCAGATGCTCAGAGCGCTTGGTTTTGTCATGTCGGGTGTAGCGGGGGCGTCGGTGATTGTCGTGGATGCTTTCCGCACCATGTGGAGCATGTTCAGCATCGTTCTTGTGACTGCTCGGGAACTGGCGAATGTCCTCTACAACATCACGACCTTCAACTGGTCAGGTATCGTTGAGTCAATCAAGACTGGCTACAGAGATATCGCGGCCGAAATATCAAATATAGCGGAAATAGGTGACACATCTCTCGGGCGCGCCGGAACAATATCTGAGCACATCCAACTGATAATGAACAAGCCCCTCCTCTCATTCGATGGAGGGAAGGATGATGCCAACAAGAAGGCTGTTGCCGATTACGTCAAGAACATCTTGGGCGGTGGCGGAGAGGGAACGAAGGGCGTTTACCGCCTCGAACTCAGGGCCGCGAAAGAACACGCAAAGGCCATGCTCGACATTGAGAAAAGCAACTATGACCTGCGCTTTGCCATTCTCTCGAACTTCCACAAGCTCGGCGGGTCCACGATTGAGGAGTACTATCAGGCCGAGTTGGAGAACGCGGAAGAGAACCGCAAGAACCGTCTGGCAATCCTTGACCTTGAAGCAAAGGAAATCGAAGAAGCATACAGCAAGGGCATGAGCGAAAAGGGTGTAACAGGCGACAAAAAAGCCGCTCTGGCTGACAAACGTGATGCCGATCTCACAAAGAACAACGCCAATCGGGTCAAGGCCCAGAATGACTATCTCAAGGAGGTCTCGAACCTCGAAACGCAGTTCTACCTGAAATCCGTCGAAAAACTCATGCAACGGTATCAGCACGAAGCTGAAATACTGAAGCTCAAGACCCAGGGAAGAATCCAGCAGAATCAGTGGGCCGTCGAAGAGGAAGAGAAGCAGATCGACTGGCTGTATGAAAATGGTACGCTCAACATGGGAGAGTACTACCAGAGGCGCGCCGACCTAATCAAGCTCGGTCTTGACCTCGCCATCCAGTCCTATCGGAACGAGTACGACCAGTGGAAGAGCCTCTGGGAGAGGAAGGTCGAACTGGCCTATGGACAACAGGAAAAACTCACCGAGCTTTACCGTGAGCAGGAAAAGAGAGATCAGGAACTGGCCAACAACATCGCTCAGGCTCAGAGAGAGGCCGCTACCGCAGTCAGCGACGAATACCGCAAGCTGGCTGATGATATCCGGTCCACATACTTCGAGCCGATGAAGAGCGGCATTAGCGATTTCCTGAACTACTCCTCCGATAAGTTCATGGACTTCAGAGAACTGGCCCTGAATGTTCTGAATGATGTCTATAACAGCATGGTTCAGAAGTTCCTCACGAACAGGATTGTTGGTGGGCTGACCGATCTGGCCATGGGATTCTTTGGCGGAGGTTCAACTGCCGGCGCCAGCAACTCGGGTGCTTATTCTTCGTTTGGCAGCACATTCAGCTTTCTTGGCAGTGCGAAAGGCAACGTGTTTTCAACCGCCGGTCTCAAGCCCTACCTGAACACCGTTGTTGACCGGCCCACCCTGTTTGCCTTTGCCAAGGGTGCAGGGGTGTTTGGCGAGGACGGAGCGGAAGCGATCATGCCCCTCAAGCGGACCCGATCCGGCAGCTTGGGCGTGGAAGCCGAAGGGGTCAGTCAGATGCCGACCGTCAAGGTCTCTCTGGTGGTCAACAACAACACGGGTCAGCAGTTCGCCACCAGGCAAGAAACGTCACGGGGAGTCAACCCGCAAGAGCTGATCGTTACGCTGTGGCTTGAAGCTCTGGACAGGAACGCCTACGGCCTCAGAACGGCGATAGGCAGATAAGCTCAACAGGCCAATAAGTTAAAGGGGATGCAGACTATACTGCATCCCCTTTCTATTTGGAGAACATCAATGGACAGCTTTAACGACGCATACACGCAGCAGCCGTCCTTCGGGTCCTCGGAAGAGTACTACAGACCCATGGATAACACCGAGTTCGAGGCCAATTACGTTCAGGTAACGGCAACCGCTTCAAGAGGACGGCACAGTCCCTTCTCTTTAACATGGGAGAAGCTGCCGGAAGCCCAGTACCAGTCCATAAAGACGTTCTTTGATTCTCACGTGGGCGAGGAGTTCACGTGGACACATCCCGTCACAAGCGTTGTGCATACGGTTGTTTTCAGGACTGGCAAGCTCAAGAGCGACTTCGTTGAGCCGTTTGGTTACAGGAAGCTCTCCGTTGAACTGGAGGAAATGTAGATGCCATTGGAGATCTCTTCCGCAGCCATACAGGAAAAGAACAAACTCGCCGGGGGTAGCGGAAAGTACTGGATTGTCCTGCTGGATATCTACGTACCTGGCCTCGAAGACAATATCAGAGTGACAAGCGACAACGAGGAGACGGTCTGGAATGGCAACACCTATGTTCCCTTTCCCTTCGAGATTGAGGAGATCAGCGATACGTCCAAGGGCGAAGTCCCCCGCGTAGACATCAAGGTATCCAACGTCACCAGGGCCATGGAGGGGTATCTACAGGATTATGACTACTACACGAAGATCAACGGCTACAGCCCCGTAGAGCTGACCATATCTGTCGTCCACTCGGCTCACCTTGATCCTACCGAGGAGAACGTGAACACCGAGGTCTTGACATCTGGCACCGCAACTCGTGCGGATACACGGCTCTCCTTGGCAGACGGTGTAGCCTTCTTCGATGCATCAGGGCCGTTTCTTGCCTACAAGGGCGCGAAACTGACGGTTACTAGCAACGGCACGGGAAAGAAAATAACCGGTATCATCAAGGCGGCGGGGAGCGGGGACGGGGAGACGTATGGGCCGGAGCTTGTAACCAACGGGGGCTTCGAGACCGGCAATCCCCCCACGGGATGGAACGCGGGAACAAACGCGACCCTTGCACAGACAGCTGGAGGTCAAAGCGGGAACTGCATCAGTTTGTACAACAATCTCGGGGCGGGGGCTGCAGCGTCTGCCAACCAGTCGATCACGACAACTGAAGGTGCCCTTTACACAGCCAGCCGCTATCTGAAATCAGGCACGGCGGGCGCCAACACCAGCAACTTCATCCTCTATAAAGCCGGATATGCGGGCGTTCTCGGCGAAACGGGCAATACTGTATCAACAGATACATGGTCCCAGGCCGGTTTTTATAGAACAGCAACGGGAACCTCCACCATAGTCTATCTGTTCAAGGGCATCGGGGTAGACGGGACCATGTTGTTCGATACCGTCTCTGTGAAACAGGTCCTCACCCCCTCCGCGACAGGCGTAACCATCGTCAGTTCTCCGGGCGGGTCTGTGAGCAATTGGGCGCGCGCGGAGGCAGGGTTTAATTACAATGATTCGAGTGGGTACACGTACACGATAGAATACCTCTTGCCCGCAACCGAATACGTCTTCCATCTGAAGCAACCGAAAACGAGTAGCAAATGGGCCACATTCACCCTGGGGGCGAATAACCCTTTCAGCAAACGCTTTCCGCTCAACAGGCTCCTCAAGAATCGTTGCCGGTACAAGCAATTCAGGAATTGGCGGTGTGGCTATGCAGGTGCGGAAACAACCTGCGACAGAACGCTCGCCCGTTGTCGGGAACTGGGCAACTCGGAACGGTTCGGAGGGACGCCAGGCGTCGGCAACTCACCGGTGATCGTATGAAAAGCCTGAACGACTTTATAGGCTGTCCATTTAAGAACAAGGGCAGGGGCGAATTCGACCCCGTCACCCGCAAACCCTTCTACGACTGTTACGGACTCTTCGTAGCGATTTACAGAGAGTGCTACGCAATCGATCTGCCTGATTATCGAATCTCCTGTTTCGCCACGGAGGAGATCCGAGTTCAGTTCGAGAAGGAAGTAGGCAAATGGGAAGAGCTGGAGAAACCGGAAGTTCCCTGCGCCGTGGCCCTGGCGACGGACCCCGAGCACCCCGGCATGGTCTGCCACTTCGGTGTGTATATTGGCAACGGAAGGTTCATTCACACGCTGCGAAAGACCGCATCCATAGCGTCCACCATCTATGACCCCGTCTGGAAAAACAAGATCAAAGGATACTTCAAATGGAAAGCATCCTCCTAACCTGCATAAAGAACCCGTTCAAGCCCGTTGAGAGTAAGGTCACTAAGCTGGTGGACCATCTCCCCTCTATCCGGCATGCGCTGAACGAGTTCTATCCTGCCCCCCTTGACAGCGGACTGGATATCGTAGTCTCTCTGACGACCAATGCCTGTCCCTCCAGACTCCTTTCCGAAAGCGAGATCGATACCCTGAGTCCCCTCCCGGGTGACTCCATAGTCTTCACGGCCGTGCCTCATGGCGGGGACGGGGGCGGAGGAGGGAGTAAGGACATCGTACGGGCCGTGGCCATGCTGGCCGTGGTGCTCGTAGCGGTGGCGGCGCAACAGTATTGGACCATTCCCATGTTGGGGATGAGTGCGGCGGCGACGGGCACGGTCGTCGGCATGGGCATAGCAATCGCCGGCGGTCTCCTTGTCAACGCCCTGCTTCCGGCATCGGTCGCGTCCGATGATGCTGCAGACTATTCATATGCGAGTTCAGATTACAGCAAATCAGCCACCTATGGTTGGGACCCGTCTTCAAACGCCGAACAGGAAGGCGGGATGTTGCCCGTCCTCTATGGAACTCACAGGGTCGTTCCCCCGATCATTGGTCGCTACGTTTCAACAAGCGGCAGCTTGCAATACCTCAACATCCTGTACGCTGTTTGCGAGGGCGGGAAGACTGGAATTGATTCGATCACCAATTACGAAATCAACGGCAATCCGTATACCTATTTCAATGACCTCAATGTTGTGACCCGGCTTGGTACGAACAGCCAGTCAGCGATCCCCTACTTCAACGACACAATATCGGATATCGCGGTAGGTGCCAAATTATCGACGTCTTACATTACCCGGTCGACGGTCGGCAACACGACACAGGGTCTTGGGGTGGGCATCCTTCTGCCGAACGGTCTCTACTATGCAAACGACAGTGGTGGCTTGACGGCTCAGTCGGTCTCATTCCAGATAGAATACAAGAAGACGTCCGATCCGTCGTGGACTGCGTGGGGCACCTACACCATCAGTGATGCCCAGAGTAGCGCGATCAGACGGTACTACCGGATCGACAATCTTACACCGGGGCAATACGATGTCCGCGTTGTCCTGACCTCGGCCTTACCGGCGGGGGCACGGTACAGGAACGATACCTATTGGGAGTACGTCGAGGAGATAATCTACGACGATTTTGCTTATCCTGGCATTGCGCTCATGGCTGTAAACGCCCTTGCCACAGACGAACTCTCGAATTCCACCCCGCGCGTCTCCTGCATTGCCTCCCGTCTCACCGTGCCGGTCTGGACCGGTGCGACCTACGAGAACAAGCCGGCCACAAATCCAGCGTGGGCCTGTTACGACATCCTCCACAACGACGAGTACGGGGGAGCGGTTCCCTATAACCGAATCATATATGAGAAATTCGAGGAATGGGCTGACTGGTGCGACCAGAATGGATACACCTGCAACATCTACTTTGACACCATGAAGAACCTGCGGAAGGCCCTTGACATCGTTTGTACACTTGGACGGGGGAACGTTCTTCAGATTGGCTCCAAATTCACCTGTATCTATGACGGCGGCACCTTGCCCTCTCAACGCTTCCTGTTCACGACGGGCAACATCGTCAAGGACTCGTTCGGCGAGGAGTGGCTCCCCATGGATGACCGGGCGAACCAGATCGAGATAACCTACTACGACGCGGAACTGAACTATAGCAAGCAACCGGCCGTTGTTGAACAGGATGGTTTCGATACCCTGGGTGTCGACATATCTCCCAGACAGGTCGATCTCATAGGTTGTACAGATCGGAGCATGGCACTGAAACATGCCAAGTTCCTTCTGAATTGCAACAGGTACATCACGAACACCACATCCTTTGAGGCCAGCAGAGATTCCATTGCCTGTCTACCGGGAGATATCATCGAGGTGGCACATGACGTTCCCAGATGGGGCTATTCCGGTCGAGTCGTTCTTGCGAGGACCAACACGGTAACGCTGGACCGACAGGTTACTCTGGAGCCCGGCACAACCTACAAGGTTCAGGTACAGCATATCGACACGGATATCTCGGAGGAGTTGACCGTAGAACCGGTAGCAGCCACCACAACGACCGATGAGCTTATCCTGACAACCGTTTGGGAGAATATCCCTGCCCGACATACAAAATACAGTTTCGGCGAAGAGGGGCGAATAACAAAGCTCTTCAGAATAACGGGGATTACAAGGGCGGAGAATATGCGCCGCAGGATCACCGCCGTAGAACACGTGCCCGACGTATACAACGATGCGGTTGCAGTACCGGCTATCAGCAACGTTTCCGGTCTGACGCGCATGGCCGGGCTGTCTGTAACAGAAATCTTCAGGAAAAGCGCTCTCGGAGCCTTCGAATCCGTGGCCTCTCTGACGTGGAGAGGATACGCTATACAGTATTGGGTGTATCAGGCTCCTGCCGCCTCGGGTCCATGGACGCTCCTCGGGAGCACGACACGGCGTTCCTACGAGACCAATCCGCTCCTGAAAGAGGGATCGCTCTATTACTTCTGTGTCACTCCGGACAAAACCATTGAAGGGGGATTGGTAGAAAGTGTCTACATATGGGGAAAAACCCGCGCACCATCGAACGTGACAAACTTCCGGGCAAGCCCGGCCCAGGGTGGTTTGCTCCTGTCGTGGGATGCCGTAGCGGATCCTGACATTGACTACTATCTTCTGAAGTTCTCTCAGAATACCGCCGATACATGGAACAAGATGACGACCGTAGGTAAGATCTACGGTACGTCAATACCCCTTCCTGCGGCTTTGTCCGGAAAATATGCGGTTAAGGCTGTTGACCAGAGCGTACCACCAAACGAGAGTGAAGATGCGGCCTATATCGTGACGGATGTTCCGACAGTGTTGGCCTGGAACGCTTACCGAGAGGACATCGAGGAACCCGGTTTCTCGGGAACAAAAACCGGTCTCACCGTTATCAACGGCTCGCTCCGCTTGGACACGATTCTGGGGCTTGATGACATCGAAGACATAGACACCCTTGAAGATTTTGACAGCCTCGATTCCGGTTACGTCACCGAAGGCACCTACGAATTGCCGCCCCTCGACCTTGGAAGTATACAGACCGCCAGAATGAGCATGCTCGTCCAGTTCTCGGGGTTCGACAGGTCTCAGTCTTTCGATGAAATCACTGATATTGACGCTGTCGAAAACTGGGACGGGAATACCTCTGGGGCCACCATCAGAACGCAGATATCAACAAGCCTTGACGGCACAACCTACACGGACTGGATGGACTTCATCGTCGGGGATTTCACTTTTCGTTACGCGAAGAGAAGGGCCACGATGAGGGTTGAAGACGCCACGGTTGGTATACTGATAAGCGCGATTCACGCCGTTGCAGACCTCCCCGACCGGAGTGAGACGGGGCAGGACATCACCTGTGGTACGGGCGGCATCGCTCCGACCTTCGCAACCCCGTTCATGGCCAAGCCGAGGATAGGAATTACCATCCAAGATATGCAGGACGGAGATTACCCGTATCTCGATCCAAGCCTAATAACCACGGCAGGCTTTTCTCTGTTCATCAAGAACGGGGCCGCAACGGTAGAGCGCGTAATAGACTGGGTAGCTGTAGGCTACTAAGGAGGAAATAATGAGAACCACGAAACGATTCTTGATATGGGTGACTATCGGGCTGATGCTCGTTGCGTCCCCCGTCCTTGCTTCGCAGCATGACTACGATATCAGTACAGCCGATGCCAATACTGGAGCTACGTTCCGCGCCGCTGTCAACGCGGCCCTGCAAGCCCTCGCATCGCTCTCATCGGGGGAGACGCAACCAACAACTCCCTATGCTTATCAACTATGGGCGGATACGACCAATAACTACCTGAAGATTAGAAACTCAGCGAACACGGCATGGACCACCGTAGGTAGCCTGTCCAGCATCTATCTGGGCCTAGCCGCGACTTTCGATGAGAACAGTTTTGCTCAGTCCCAACAGCTCAAGGGTGACGCTCTCCTGCTCAGGCTGAACGACACCGGAGCCAGCGGCGAGGAGTGGGCGATCAGATCGGACGGCGGGAATCTGGAAATCGTGCTCAACACCGGAACCGAGAGTTCCCCCGCCTGGACCGTGCAGGCCCGGATGGACGTCAATGCCCTGCGTGTCGGGAATGGGACCTCGGCGGACATCGACGTCATAGCCAATAATAATGCCGCCACCAAACCGCGCATTCGGTATCAGGCGTCCGGCTCGAAATGGCAGTACTCCAATGATGGTTCTACATTCAATGACATGGGTAGCGGAGGAGGCGGATCATCGGACTCCCTGCCTGCCGGGAGCCTTGTCACCTTCATGGGGCCGTCCTGCCCTGCCGGGACACTGGCAACCGATGGCGGAGCAATAAGCAGGACTACGTACGCGACCTTGTTTGCAGTCATCGGGACCATGTACGGCGTCGGCGACGGTTCCACCACCTTCAATAAACCGGACCTGCGGGGTTATTTCCTGCGGGGCCGGGACAATGGTGCCGCCGTGGACCCCGACAGAGCGTCCCGCACCAACAGGGGCGACGGCACGACGGGTGATAACGTCGGCACGAAGCAGGGCCACCAGCTGTACAGTCACAACCATTCGGCCTCCTCCTCGATCAATACCACATGGCCGACCGTCTATGGCATGGCGTACGTGTATCCATCCGCTGGCGGCGGCGGGATACCGCCCTACGGCGGGGACAATCACTTTCAATGGGTAGCTCCAGTGCCCGACTGGCTGTACGTAACAACCTCGATTGGCAACAACGGAGGTAATGAGACCAGACCGGCCAACATCAACGTGCTGTACTGTATCAAGTACTGATAGGAGGGACTATGCAACACAGCTACAATATCACCTCTCTGGTGGCCAAGGGCGGCTCGGCCTATCGCGCCGCTGTGAATGCAGCGCTACAGGCACTGGCGTCACATAACCTCGGCGAGGAGGCCGCCGCCGTTCCCTACGTCGGCATGCTGCAATGGTTCGATGAGGCGCCGTCGTGGACCCTTAAAGCCTACACGGGCGTCGACGGGCACGAATGGACAGACGCTATCCTGACGGTGGACACGAGCACGGGGGCAGTAACAGGTCAATCTGCCCTCACCCTGCTTGCCCTGGCAACAGGTTTCAGTATCGCGGGGGGCACAACGAGCAAAGCATTGACTGTCGACACGGACATCACGGCCAGCAACCTCATGCTTGTCACGGGCGCCAATCTGGCAGTAGGTAGCGATGCCGACGGGGATATGTATTACCGCGCGTCATCCGCTCTGGCACGGTTGGCAAAAGGGACAGCAAATTACAGGCTGTTCATGGACGGTGCAGGAAACGGTCCCGAATGGGCCACAGGGGAAAAGTTGGGGTCGTTTACGATAGACCTGAGCACATCCGGGGCACAGGCAATTACCGGTGTTGGTTTCAAGCCGTCGCAACTGGAACTCATGTACGGCATAGACAATACCGGTTATTTCGGTGTGGGGTGGACAGACGGAACCGTGATGTTCATGGTCAGCGACAGGCGCGCCGGTACGTCGGGCACCTACTACCACGACGATAGCAAAGTCATTTATTACAGTGACGGGACGAATGCCAACACGGCCGTGCTGACATCATTCGATTCCGACGGTTTCACAATAACCAAAACGAAGACATCCAGCCCGACAGGGACCCTGCTGGTCAGATACAGGGCTCGAAGATAAGGGGGTAGGAGGCGGACATGTACCGAATATGTATACTGAAATCAACGGGCAAAATCTTAGAGATGCAGAGCGGCGGCTCCGAGGACGATACGCTGAGGGATTCGCGCCTCGACACCCTGAGAATCAATGCCCGGAACGCGGGATTCGATGAAGACGAGATAGAGATAAAATGGGTGACCGATGAGGAGTGGACAATCTTACTGGCATCTCAAGCTGAGGCCCCGCGCATAGTATCCCTCACCATGCGCCAGGCGCGCCTTCAGATGTTGGCCATGGGGGTTCTGTCCCAAGTGGAGGCGGCGGTTGCGCAGGCCGGGCAGGCGGCGCAGATCGAGTGGGAATATGCGGCAACCGTGGAGCGGGACAATATGTTATTTCAGAGTATAAAGGTCGCGCTGGGGTTTAGTGATGAACAGGAGGAGACTTTTTTCAATGAGGGGAGTTTACTGTAGAAGGCTGACCGCTGTCGACTGCCGGGCAGACCTCTTTCCCCCGGCCGCGCAGAAACATCTCCCAAGACCTGAGTACGTCATCTGTCCCGTGTGCCCACGTCTGAACTCGGAGCACGGCAGATGTGCCAGCCAGCGTAGGCGACAGTTCTATCCTGCCTAAAACAAAATCAGATGGACGTGCCCTGCCCCCAACGTAGACATCGCACAAGACAAAGCCGTCCTGTCTCGCAGGCAAACAGACCGGTGAACCATGCAGGGTGACAAAGATGAGCCCGCCGCTTTCCGGGCCGCAAAGCCTGAATCCTTGATGCATATTGTCGAGAGAGGCGGGTATAGAGGCGTCTAGCGTTACGGTTCTGGAGACGAAATCGCTGTCAGTGAGCTTGCCGGGGGGCGTGGCACATCCGGCGAGAAGCAGGGACAGAAGGAGAAGGAGGGAAAGGGGTCTCATCTTCTGGAATCTCTCAAATCTTCAAGGGCAAATTCGGCTTTCTTGACCTGAGACCTGTAGGCCGTGCCTACGTAGGTTGTTATGACCCCTCGATATAGTTTTTGGGCTGAATCGGAGTCCCCCAATTTTGCATAGGCATTCCCAATCTCGATGGTCATCTCTGCGGTATCCCGGTTGAAATCGGCATAGCGGTTGTTAACGGCACTCCATGCATTTATTTCTCTATAGTCGAGAAGCATTTTTGAATACGTGTACGCATAGGCTATTCGGCTTACATCGTCGCGAAGGCCAATAGCCTCTGACATCCGGCTCGTTTGACGTTTGGGGACAATCTCATTGTTGAGAAGGGTCATGAGTCTGATTTTAAGATCAGCCACGGCCCAAATGTCGGTTTCTATGCGCTTGTAAAACGCGAACATACCAGAGCGATGATACATGCAGGCTACTTCAGCATCATCTTTGGGACAGGCACCCATTATACCCGCCGTAGCGCAACCACTCAGAAATAAAAGGACGATTATGAAAAGGGATAACAATTTTCTTAATGCCATCCGAACTTCCTCCTTATTCTCATTCATTCTATCCTTTTTCCATTGGATACAACTATCCTCAATCCTTTCCCGCCCGTAGTGCATCCACCCTGTGTCGCCCCTGAATTGTAGTTTTGTGCTTGTCAGGGTTGGCGGGGGAACTTCGGGCATCAAAATCAGTCATAGTTCTTATGAATGATAATATAGCAGTTTGCTTTTCCGGGTCAAGGGTTTTACATAAATCGCAGATTTGACGGCAGGGGTCGGGGACATCACAGGCTTGTACATATTTAGAAGAATATGTCCGCTCTCGTCTGTCCGAGATATGAAAAAAGTCATATGGATTAGCATCAAGCAATAAACAGGCGTTTATGAAGGATTCGGCGCTCGGCATGGCCCCGCCGCTCTCTATTTTGCTCACAGCTGACTGTTTAACGCCCATTGCCTCCGCAAGCTCTTCTTGGGTTACGTTTTGACTTTCACGTAGCCGTCTTAATTGTGTACCAAAAAAGCTCTTGCTTTCGCTTAATATCACTTTTTTCATTTTCCGCTTGACACCATATCACTATTTTCATATTCTATGCCCATGGGCGCGGTAGAAATCAGGTACAATACATCAATCCTTGAGCACGGAGCGGAACATGAAATAGATTCCCCCAATAGCGTAAAAAGCAGGCAACGGGTCACAGGATACGCTTTCCCCGTAAAGTCTATCGCGCCCGACTGTGGCCCCTTGCCATCTAAAGACAACAATACCCCTCGCCTTTCTATAATAGTAGCCTCGGAAACTACATTATCCGAAAGGTCGAGGGGTTTGTCAATTTTTCGCGTCTGTTTCATGAAAAAAATTTTCTCAAAAATCCACCTGTTGAGACAAGTTTACTTTTCTCAACAGCAATCAACTATTAGTTGAATCCGTTGATAGGAGGGAACTTATGGGCCACACTTCGACAGCAAATAATCTTCACGGTGATATCTTTGTGCAGCAACAGGTTGTTGAGAACAAGGCCCTTGCTGAGCAATTCGACCGACACTGCAAGGAAGTGGCTGAGTCCATCGACAGCAAAGACCTCGCCGCCGCCAATGACGTAACCTACGCATACATCAGGAAGATGCTCAACACAAACAGCGCGCAATCCCCGATGCAGATGGACATCATACCATCTCTTGCAAGGATGAACCCCGACAAATTTGCTGAAACCGTTCTCCGGTTTCTCTGTGATCTGTGTGGCAGGGAGGTTCCTGAGAAGAAACGATCCATGACACCGGAAGAAGAACTGAAAATCATTCGACTCAAGATGAAAAGCTCGGGCCTCACGGCCCTGCTTAAGGAATGGGGATTAGAGGGTTGACCAGCAAAAGGAGGTCGTATATGGATCTATTGCATAACTCATTCTACGGTCTCAATGACAATGAGATGAAGGTGTGGAAAGAGATCAGGTTCAACGGGAAGGCCAATGCGATTCCTGGTCGCGCCATCGCAAAAAAGACCAAACTCACCTACAAGCGCGTTCAGGAGATCGTTTCTCACCTTGTTGTCGAGCACGGCAAGTTCATCGGTTCATGCACCAAAGGTTTCTTCGTTCCCCAGACACAGGAAGAACTTCGGGACTCGACACGGGTCCTCAGGCACCGTGGGGTCATGAACTTTGTCCGGGCCGCAAGGCTCGAAAAGGTCAGCCCCTACAAGCTCTTCAAACAGTCCATGATCGAATTCGAGAAAGAAGTGGCGGCCTGAGATGGATACCTCCAACCTTGTCATCTCCAATCATGCCCGCGAACAGTTCACGAAACGCTGTGCCGTCGCCTATCCCTCTGGTGTCCGGGACCCCGGATCGACAATGACCAAGCTATTGAAGCGGGCCACTCGCGGTCACATCAACCTCAACAGCTATCTGAATCGGCAGGCGAGGCATGGCAGAGAGGCCGAATACTGGTTTGCCGACGTATGGCGTTTCGTCATCATCGACGTTCCGGGGGGTAAGAAGCTCCTGTTGACCTGCGAACTGAAGGATTACGAACTGAACAAGCAGGTGAAGTTCATGGCCGCCGTGGACACCGTGTCCAGGGAAGGAGGGACAGTGCATGGAGCATAATCCTCAACTGGACGCACTTCAGACAGCCCTTGAGAATATCAGTGCAAGGGATGCCCATGATGTCTACGATCAACTCAGGCAGCTTGTCGTGAGTGGTGCCGCCGTTGTCAATGAGGGTGTGGCCATTCCCTCATCCGCTGGCAGATTGCTCCACCCTGCCCTACCAGCCATCTACGACCTAGCCTGGCAATTCATCCGACAATACAACTCCCTCGGCCTTCCCACCCCGGCCGAACTCAACGGTCACACAAACAGGACGGCGAACGTCGTCAGTCTGAGGAGGTAACGGCATGGATTGGGGTAATTTCTTCTGGGACTTCGTAAAGAAACACAGTGAACAGAGGAAGGAAACGGCTACAAAGGCTCCTCGCGCGGCAACGGCGGAAGAAGTCATTATAGATGTCTTCGGTCTCGAACAGGACACGGCAAAATGGTTGGTAGACGCCTTGAAAGAGGAAGGCTACGAGATCAGGCCGATACCGAATAGTCTGTAGGAGGATTTATGGAAAGACTCTCGAAACTGATTGGTTCTAACCTGTGGATTGTTGGTCTGGTAAGCCTGGTTCTGGGAATCGCCGTGGGCTACCTCATTCGCGCAGGACAAGGCTTCTGATGCAGGCCTTTCAGATCCAGAACGATACGATCAGTATGAACTTCAACCGGTGGACCCTTGAGGAATACCACCTATTTCTGAAGACGAAGCAGCTCCCCGAGTTTCAGCTCGCATACGACTGGCAATCCGACACATACAGAATCTCCTGTTCGGCCCGGTTCGCCCACATCCTCGGTTTTCAAGCAACGACGGAAGATCATGGTTGGCTCCCCCTGTCCGAATACCTCCTTGACTACCAGCGGTTCATCGTTGCGCAGGCCCTCAAAATCAAACGTTACGCCATATGGAGCTACACCGGCAGCGGCAAGACCCCGATGTATCTGGAGTGGGCGCGCCAGGTCTCTCACAGAACAGGCGGCAAGGTTCTGCTTATCGTTCCCCTGAACATCATCAGGCAGACAATCGACATGGCTCATAGGTTCTACGGGGACGGAATGGCCATTGAACAGATCGAGACGAGAGAGGCCCTGAAGGTTTGGTGTGCGGATGGGAAACCGACCACAGGAATAGTCAACCCCGAAAAGTTCATCCCCCGCAAAGAGGAATCGGAGGTCATATCGGAGATCCGGCATTGCGCCGGCGTTGTGCTTGATGAAGCCAGTCTGCTGAAAGCGGGCGGAGGAAAGATTAAGTGGGCATTGATAAAGTCCTGCAAGGGTATCGAATACAAGCTGGCATGTACAGCCACGCCAGCGCCCAATGACACCATGGAATACGCCTCTCAGGGTTCCTTCCTTGAAAAGCTCCGGGATGAAGGCGAGATCCTGTGGACCTTCTTCAAACGGGACAAGGACGGCAACTGGAAGGTTAAGCAACACGCCGAAGCCGCTTTCTACCGGTTCATGGCGGGATGGTCAATCTATCTGAACGACCCGAAGAACTACGGCTTCCAGAATCACCTCAAGGACCTGCCGGATCCGGTAATCGAAGAATACAGAATCGAGATGACCCCGGAGCAAAGATCGTTCGCTCTGACCGATAATGATCGGTCCAAACGGGCTCAACTTTTCGTAGACCGCACGAAGCTGACGATGCCCAGAAGGATCGAGCTGTCCGAGGTCGCCAAGGGGTTTATCTACTCAAAAAAAGGCGCGACGAGGATACCGAGCCTCAAGCCTGCGTTCGTGGCCGACCTGGTAAGAAGGGACGTCATTCGTCACGAACTGCAGGTCCTTGTCTGGACTATCTTCGATGAAGAATCAACCATCATAGCGGAACAGTTGCAGAACGAAACATTCACCGTTGAAACCCTTACAGGCAAGACGAGGGAAGCGGACCGTTTGGAGATCATCGAGCGGTTTAGAACGGGCAAAACCGACGTGCTGATATCGAAAGCCTCTCTCCTGGGTTTCGGCCTGAACTTCCAGATGTGCGGAAGCATGGTCTATTCGGGGATTAATGACAGTTTCGAGGAGCATTACCAGAGTATCCGGCGCGCGGTTCGTTATGGCCAGACAAAACAGGTCAAGGTCCACATCCCCTATATCCCCGAACTGGAAGGCGTCGTATGGGACAACGTGAAGGCAAAGCAAGAAAAGTTCCTGCAGGGAATAGCGATGCAGGAAGCCGCATATATCGAAGCGATGAAAGGGGTACTAAATGTCTGATGTACAAATCTGGAACTGTGACTGCGTACAGGGAATGGCCGATTTCCTGCCTGACAATTCTGTAGAATGTTGCATCACGTCTATACCGTTTGCGGCCCTCTTTTCATACAGCCACAAAACCGAAGACATCGGCAATTGCCAGGACTCCGATAACCTCATGTCCTGCCAGTTCTCGGTTCATATCCGGTATGCCTTTGAACAGCTATTCAGGGTTCTGAAACCGGGAAGCATATTTTGCTGTCATGTCCAACAGCTCCTGACATACAAGGTCCAGCACGGTTTTATGGGAATGCGAGACTTCCGCGGCGCCGTGATTAGCATGGCGCAGAACCACGGTTTTTTTCCCCACGGCGAAGTAGCCATAGTCAAGAACCCCCGGAACATAGCGAAACGGAACAACCTGCACTCGCTCATGTTCGTAACCGGGGCGCGCGATGCAAGGGCGTTGTCCCCGGCTATGAACGACTATGTCTTATTCTTCCGCAAGCCTGCCAGCGATGCAGACCCGGCCGGAAGGGTTCACGGAATCATCGAGACACAGAAGGAGATCATGCTTGTCGAACCATCCCCGATCATCGACTACATTGACCACGGCAATATCAAGCGGGTTAAGAAGGAGTATCGGGATATCCCGTATAAGATCGTCTCATTTGATGAACGGCTGGGAACCACAGTCACCCGGACCGTGACTGGCGGTGAAGGTATAAACCGGGACGGATGGTTCACGAAGGAGGATTGGATAAAGTGGGCTCACGGGTGTTGGACCGACATACTGGAAATCGACACTCTGGACGGGTACAAGTGTGCAAGAGAAAACGAGGAAGAAAAGCATGTCTGTCCTCTTCAACTCGAAGTGATCCGCCGCTGTATCAAGCTCTACACGAACCCAGGCGATACCGTCCTTGACCCCTTTATGGGTATTGGCAGCGTTGCCTACGTCGCAGTGGAGCAAGGCCGCAACGCCATCGGCTTCGAGCTGAAAGAGTCCTACCACCGCATGGCCTTGGCCAACATTGAGAAAGCCCAGAATGGTACGGGCCAACAAATATCCCTGTTCTCGGAGGCGATATGATCGTTTACGTCTCATCCCCCTATTCTGCCGAGACCATGGAACAGGTCACGGCGAACGTGGCCTTTGCCAACGAAATAGGCAAACAGACGCTCGTTGCGGGGCACGTTCCCATTATCCCCCATGTCATGTCCGCGTTCTGGGACCTTGACGGCCGTCTTCAGAACTTCTCCCATGCTGACTGGATGTTCAAGTATGCCCTGCCCCTTCTGGAGATTGCCGATGCCATTCTCCTGGCCGGATCATGGGAATCCTCAAAGGGCTGTCTTATTGAGCTTGGCCGGGCAAGGGGCTTGGGTAAGAAAATCTTCTACGGCATGGACGAACTTAAAAAATACAAGGAGGTAATAGGTGAAGATAACCGGCATACAGCTTAAAAACTTTCTCATCTTCAAGGAACTGAAGCTCGGTGGTGATGATGCTCCCCTGTCACCGCACATGAACCTGCTGATGGGCAAAAACAAGAAGGGTAAAACCGACGTCCTGAAGTCGATACCGGCCGGGCTATTCGGCAATCTCGATCCCTCGATGATCCGAACCGGCGAAGAGAAGTCGGAGATCATCATTGACCTAGAAGCGTACAAGATCAGGCGCACGATCACCCAGAAGGGAACCAAGGGCCTCAAGGTGACGAGTACGGACGGGTCAGTCAACACGAGCCTCCAAACCTACATCGACAGCCTCATAGGAATCGCCGACAAGGAAAAAAGGGGCTTCCTGTTCAATCCGATCGCCCTGGTCCTCTCCGACGATAAAGCCAAATACCTGCGCGACCTCTTCAAGACCACGATGAAGCCCGAGGACCTGAAGGATATCCCCGAGGAATTCACGGACGGCATCGACTACACGATGGACGGCATGGACATCATCAATCTCCTGGCCAACGAAAAGACCGGTCTCATCTACCGGAAGCGGGGAGAGCTGAACAAGGCCGCCGAACAGAAGCTGGCATTGCTGAACGGGAAGCTAGAGGCGATCAAGGGATTCGACGCGAACGCCTATCAACCCGGCGCAGTCGAGGAGCTGTCGAAACAGATCGGCATTCTCAGGCAGGAAATCTCAAGTGCCGAAAAGCTACAGGAACTGGAAAAGAAGAACAAGCCGCTCCGGGAAGACCTCGAAAGGAAGATTGCGAGTGCCGAAGAGCTGTTGAAGGCCCTGAAGGGTGACAAGGAAATAGCTGACGAACGGGTCGTGCTCACCACGGAGATGGACGACATTCGCCGGCAGATCAGGGAGCTTCAGACGAGGCTTGAAGGAAAAGAAACGGCCCTCAAGGCTCTTGATGACACAAAGAAACAGCGCAAGGACCTCGAAGAGAGCCTGACGAACTGGCGGGAAACCCTTGAAGCCATCAAGATCAAGGACATGCCCGACATCGAGGAGTTGAACGTTCATCTTCAGGCCAAAGAGGCGGAACACGAAACCGCGCTGGCCGAAGAAGCAAAGTACGACCTGTGGCTTGAGGCTGAGCAGGACATCCGGCCCGAATACGAGAAGAAGAAGGCCGAAGCCGACAAGCTCACCGATAACCTGAAGTACCTGCGGAAAGACCTCGCCACGAAGCTCACGAAGGAAGCCAACATACCCATCGACAACCTGCGTATCGAAGGAAACACCGTCTGGGTCGGCGATATCAGCGTGGACAACATGAGCACCAGCGAACAGATGCTCATGGGGCTGGACATGACCAAGCGTCTGAACGCCGGTGCGCCCTTCCAGGTTCTCATTTGCGACCGTGTCGAATCCCTGGATGACGAGTCCTTTGCCGTTCTGCAACAGTGGGTTATCGAGAACGATTGTCAATTGTTCGCCAGCGCCGTCTATCATCGCGGTCAGGAGATTCCCGCCGGAGCATTGATAGTTGAGGATGGCACGGTGAGTAAGGCCGTCAACGAGTAATGATACTGCTCGGCTGGCTGGGCGCGGACAGGAGAGGCGTGGAAAGGAGAGGCGAGGCGCGGACAGGAGAGGCGTGGCGGGGCTAGGCTTGGCAGGCAAGGAAGTAACACCCCTACGGGGGAAAATACACTAAGGAGGTCGCAATGGCGACAGAAAAGAAAGCAGTAACAATTTCAGCACCGAAAATCAAAACGGCCGTATTCGAGATCACAGGCGTAGCGCCGCTGGTTATCCATCGTTTCAGCGCGAAGACCAAGAACGAAATGAAACTGAAAATGGAAACTGGCAAGGCGGCATCAAGCAAGAAAAACAGAGAGGCCAAGAACACTGACGACCTGTACAACGAGGCCCGGTACATCTCGCAGGAAGGTTGGGATGGGCTTCATGCTGGGGCGATCAGGGCCGCTCTTATCTCAGCATGCCGTCTCGTCGGGTTCAAAATGACCCTTGCCAAGTTGTCTGTGTTCGTCGTTCAGGATGGTTGGGACGCACAGGAACCCCAGATTCCGCTTATCCGCATCTACGGTGACCCTGTCAAGCAGGAAGACATGGCAAGGGTGGAAACAGGACAGCCGTATGTCACGGTCAGGGCGGCTTACCGGGACTGGAAAGCAAAGGTCAAAATTCGTTTCGATGAAGACCAGTTCACCATAGACGATATCTACAATCTGCTTTACCGGGTAGGTATGCAGGTCGGTGTCGGAGAGGGAAGACCGGACAGCAAGAAAAGCGTTGGCATGGGCTGGGGGCTGTTCGAGGTAAACGGAGGTGAGATACATGAAGGCAAATAACGCTGCAAAACAGATCAAAGAGCCGCTCACCGTATCAGAAGAACTTTTGTTTCTCAAAGACACGAACGGAGGGCTTCTTGACCCGGCAAAGGTTGTCGATTACGCACGAAACCCCGATACCGCCTTGCACACTCGCTTTGAATGGGATGATAGCAAGGCGGCGGAAGACTATCGTCTGTGGCAGGCGCGAAAGATCATCAGCCTTGAACTGGTGGTTATCCGCCAAAATATCGGAGAGGTTGCGCAGATCGTTGTCAACTTGGAAGAAAGAACTAACAAGGACAAACCTGTCAGGGCGTTTGTCTCTCTTAAGCAGGACAGGCGCGGTGACGAAGCCTGCGGATATCGAAGCATCTATGACGTACTGTCTGACGAGGGCTTGAGGAAGCAGCTACTGGATGAAGCCCGTGGTGATATGCGGATGTTCAAGAAAAAGTACGACACGTTGAATGAATTGGCAAAGGTCTTTTCGGCCATGGAAGAGGTGCTGTAACCATGGCAACACGGCCCGGCTTGGAGTGGCTATGCAGGCAAGGAACGGCTTGGCACGGCGTGGCTCGGCGAGGCGTGGCGGGGAACGGTACGTCTGGGCGCGGCTAAGCACAAAACAAGATTAACAGCAAACGGAGATCAAACACTATGGCTCATAAACACGCAAAACTTATCAGACGGGCATTCGCAAAATGTCCCCTTCTTATCGCCATGTACTCCCGTTTGGACAGCGAGACCTACAAAGGCATTAAACGCAAGGGCAAGCTTTCCATCCTTGCGCCCGAGAAGCGACGGGTCTACCAGCACGCAAAGGGGTTGACCGCCCTTCTCGTCATTTGTTCCATCCTCCTTCTGTCAACGGGGCGTACACACCAGGCAAGAGCACAAAGCCCCGTTGACACCCTTGTTCCCGCAATCATCAAAGTGGAGTCGAACGGAAACCCGCGCGCAGTGAGCAAGAAAGGGGCAATCGGTCTGATGCAGGTGCGCTGGTGTGTCTGGAAGGACGAGTTGAAGAAAGCAGGCATAGCCAAACACAGGGGCGAACTACTGGACCCAACGGTAAACGTACGGGCCGGTAAGTTCGTCCTTACTCACTATCTCAAGAAGCACCGGGGAGATGTCAGGAAAGCCCTGCACAGCTATTCAGGCGGGGCGAAGGGGTATTACAGGAAGGTAATGGAGGTGCACAATGATAAGCCTTAACAGGTCTCTTCCCGATGACGACGAGGAAGAGGAGGAGAGAGCAAGATGAGCCACGGGACAAGAATGAAGCTATCGGGTATTGCGCTGGTGCTATTCACCCTCTTCTCTATCGGCCTGCTCTACAGATTGGGCTATCAGGACGGATGGAACGACCGGGCGAAACGGGACAGTGGCACGTCGTTAACATATCGTAGCACTGTGGTCCTCGCTGGTCCGGGGGTGAACAGATGATTGCCGATGTCATTATCAAGGCGGCTGGTATGGAACCGCCCGAATCGCAGCCCTATTTCCCCCGGCCAAGCGGTGCCGGACCGGAAAGGTGCATGAGACAGATGGTCTACCATGCTCTCGGGATCGCCCCGGATCAGAAGCGGAATGATCGCTTCATCCTGGTGCTCGATGATTCAAGCATTCACGAAACGCTCACCGAGGACTGGCTGAACAAGACGGTCTTTCAGCTCCACAGTCAGCAAATGGCGGTCAACCTCGACTTAACAGACATGTTCCCGGATGCCAGGGAGTGGATACCGGAAAGAATCTGTGAGACCTGCGCCAAGCTCGTGGAGAGCGGAGCCCTGCAACCGGGTAGCGAGATTATTCCGGCCGGTATCATTCATGGTCACATCGACGGCATCGTCACGGACATGATGTTCGTGGATACCCACTACGAGCACAAGGGCCTCAATCATTTCACGTTCGAGAAAATCTGGAATAGCGAAGCCTTTCCGCAGGACTATATCACGCAATGCTGCATCTACCAGCGCGGTATCAGGGTCAATCTCAATCCGGACATAACCCGTAGCGTTCTGTTAATCAAGAACAAGAACACCGCGGCGTACATGGATTTCCTCATCGAGTATGATCTTGAAACCGATACCGCCTATATCATCGAGATGTCCCGGTCCAGCGGCGAAAAGGTCGTGGGAAGCCGGGAAGAACCGATCTTCGTCATGGAAAACATCGTAAGAAACGCCATGGCCAAGTTCAGGGAAGTCTATATCCACGTTCAGAACGGGACCTTCCCGGACCGGCAGTATGAACTTTCCGACTGGCAGTGTCAGTATTGCCCATGGGGAAATATCGAAGGCACATGCTGGCAGGGATTCGAGGAAGAGTATAACGCCCTTGGAGCGAACGGCGTCCTCGACGGGATAGAGGACATACTTGCAAAATACATTCAGGCCAACGCGGATCTCGGGACCAAGAGGAATCCCGGCTTTGAACAGGAATACATCGACCTCAAGGGCAAGATCATCGCGCTGTTCGATCAGGCCAACGAATTCCTGCGAACCAACCTGCCGGAACTCTGTGCCTATTACCTCGAAACAAAGGGCCACATAGACGCCCTTGAAGGCGAGAAGGAAGCGGTCAAAACGGAAGTGCGCGACCTTCTCCGGGAGAACCGTGTGCGTAAGGCCACGGCAGGTCCCTATGTTGTCGATGATCGCCTTGATAAGTATTCATACCTGAACCGGGACAAACTTGATCCTGCCGCCGTCATACAGGCCACAGAGCAGCGTTTCAAACGTGTCCTGACCATCAGGAGACCAAAATAAAGGAGGCTATGTTGAGAGAGTTAACGAGGACAGACCTCGCTTTCGTTGTGTCGCGGATTCCTAAAGACATCCGCGAGCTGGTACAGAAATACCCATCACTGAGGGTTGCAGGCGGTTTCATCCGAGCAACCATAGCGCGCGAGAAGGTTTCCGATATCGACTTGTTCGGTGCTGACAAGGCCACACTGGAAATGGCTGCGAAGGATCTTGCGCTCGACCGGAAAGGCAGAACGCATGAGACGAAGAACGCCATTACCGTCCTAGCCTACCCGCGCAAGCCGGTTCAGTTCATTACCCGCTGGTGTTTCGATTCCACAGAAAGGCTCCTTGAGTCGTTCGATTATACGATTGCCCAAGCGGCCATCGGTGCGGAGATCAACCCCGATAACGGCAAGCCTTTCTGGTTCGGCCTTTGTTCCGATGAATTCTATCCCGATCTGGCCGCGCGCAGGCTCGTCTACACAGCTCCGCAACGCAATGAGGATGCTGGCGGTTCCATGATGCGGCTCAAAAAGTTTCTCCAGCGCGGCTACACGATCCAGGCGCCGAGCATGGCGGCAGTCATGGCCCGTCTCGTCAGCGGAATCAGCCTTGAAAGGCTACATAACATTGCCGATGGCGATGAGAAGGAAGTTGGCCGCATGATCTGCAATCTTCTCCGGGAAGTCGACCCGCTGGCAATCATCGACGGCTTGGATGTTATTGACGAACACGAAATAGAAGGAGGGGCAGCGTAATGAGCGGTTTCGTAGGTAAGATCACAAAGGTCAAAGGCTTAAGTGAGCGCAGAAGAATCCCCAGGCTCGGAAAGATCCGTTTGGGGTTCAAGGTGGTTAAGGGAGACAAGGAGTTTCCGGCCGAATGTCCCTTCTTTGTTCTTCCCCAAGAGGTAGCAGCGGTGTACGGCTTCAAGACACAGGAAGATGCTATGAAGCGCGCCCAGGAACTTGAGGTAAAGAGAAAAGACGTCCTCACTTTCATCCAGAAGAATTACGCCAAGCTCGCTGAGCAGATCGAGATCATGTTGCCTGTGAACGATATCGGCGCCGTCTTCCCCCAAGCCTACACGTGGTACGGAAAGTCGAAGGGTGTCAAGTGCATGGGCGACGGCGAACAGGCAACACGCTACAACGAAGCCACCAAGGGCATGGAAGACATTGAGTGCCCGTGCTCAAACCTGCGGTCCGATGAGAACCCGAAAGGCGAATGCACCCTTCGGGGACATCTGCAATGTCTCCTGCCCAAGGTCAGCATGGGTGGCATCTACCAGATCGATACCGGAAGCAAGAACAGCACGATAGACGTCAACTCGGGCATCGAGTACGTCCAGACGATCATGCGGGATGCAGGCGTGACGGCGGTAGGCGAGAATGGTGAATTGGTGGGTCGTTTCGCCATGGTTCCCCTGATTCTCCGGCGCGTCCCCACGGAGACCCATTTCAACGAGCAGAAGCAGATCCACTACACCCTGCAGCTCCTTCCGGCCCCGTCCATCGATATAGCGGCCATCAACAGGCTCAGACAGGACACCAGGTTCATCATGTCTCACAACCAGTATGCCCTGCCCCCGGCTGAGAACATCAATCCGGCCATGGACACCGGGGACGTCATCATAGAGGGCGAGATCGTGAACGAAGGATCCGGCGAAGGCGGTACGGAAAGCGGCGGCTCTGACCAGTTCACCGAGGCCCAGCAGAAAGAAGCCCTGATAAACAGCATCAAGGAACTTCGCCGCAAGCTGACGAAAGACCAGTTCGAGCCGATCCGGGCCAAGTACAAACCGGATATCACGGAATGCACGATAGACGAGCTGAAAGATTTTGAGAAAGAGGTAAAAGACGCCATCGAGAAGAAGGCGGCATAAAGGAGGTATAAGGTGCGATTCAATAAGATTAAACTCAGTAAAGATGCCCGGTATCGCTTCGAGTACGAAGTTGAACGGAACGATGGAGAAGAAAGAGACGAGTTTGCCTGCTCAAGCAAGGACCGGCCCCGTCCCGAATTTCTCACCACGCTCGACAAGCTCAAACCGTTCGTCGTGAAAATCTGCGAACTGCCGGCTTCTTACGAAAGCAAGATAGCGGTCCGAGGTGTCAGCTTTTCCTACGGTGGCGACAGTGAAACGATGGGTGCCACAATCACATCGGTCATGGCCCTTGAGAACAGCACGGGGCCTCTTATCCTGAACACCCCGCACAAAACAGAGGCTTTCTACAGCGAACACGGCGACGACAGACAGTTACTCCCCGAAGGGTGTGTTGAGGTCCTGAACGACCTTTGCGACGAGGCTGAATTGTACGTAAGGGGCGAACGTGCCCAGGGGCGGCTCAATGGATGCTAGGCCAGAATACACAGCTTTGGCAGATGTTTTCGGGGAAGCCCTCGAACAGGCTCAGGACGGTAAAGGGAAGGAGCGTCATGCAGAGGCTGGCGAGCCCTTTGAAGATCAGATCATCCTCGAAGTGACCCGGCGGCTCCAGAAAAGCCCCGTGGCCTTCCCTCTTGGCCAAGCCGTGAAGAAGATCTACGAGACGGTCAACCTCGGCGATTACGACGCGATACAAGAGCTTTACGGGGCCATCAACTATATCGGAGCCGCCATCATCAGGTACAAGGAACTGTGCAGGGATGCGTAAACCCCCATTTACTTCTGAACAAGAGCTCGCGGGAATAGTGGTCGAGTGGCTTCAACATCATCACTGGGAAGTCTATCAGGAAGTTCCAGTGGGATCAGGTATAGCTGATATCGTGGCCAAACAAGGGCGCATCCTGTGGTTGATAGAAACCAAGCTGAGCATGAGCCTGAATCTTATCAATCAATTGGATGACCGGATCGGATATGCCAATTTCACATCGGCCGCGATACCATCCCGAGTGAGAAAGGCGCCCCACAAACTACTGAAGGCCCTCGGCGCGGGATGCTTGACCGTTTACCAGCGGGGATTCGGAGGAAGGCCCTATTTAACGGAAACCGTTCACCCCCGATTCTTCCGCAAAACTCGGGGTATCGAGCTATACGAGGAGCAGAAAACCTTCTGTAGCGCTGGCAGCCCATCTGGCGGTCACTGGACCCCATTCAAGGAAACTTCCAGGAATGTGCAGGGATATGTGTTTTCACACCCCGGCTGCACGATGAAGGAGATGCTGGGTAACATAAAGTACCACTACGGCACACCAGCGGCGGCACACACCTGCATTGTCCGATGGATAGAGGGCAATGTTATCAAGGGGATCAGGATCGACAGGGGTGAAAGGTCATTGAGACTTTTCCCGAAAGAGGAAGTTCTATGAAAGATTGTCTTAAATGCAAAGGCTGCGAGCACGACGAAAAGGAACTTATCAAGCATACCTACGAAGTGCTTATCATCAACGATCAAACCGGAAAAGGCAGGGTGGAAAGGGTTCGTGCACCTTCGGCATCCTTTGTACCATCCTGCCTCGGCGTGGAGTATCCCGAGAGAATAGCGAAAATCCGAACGGAGAAGAACGATGGAAATGTGCGAAAGATGTAAACGACTTGACGTTCAAATGCTGAAGGATAGAAGCAACAGGCTCGTGCTTCTGGTAGACAGGATCGCGCGCGCCGTAGGCATCGAGGAGCCCGACTGGGAGGAGCGGCTTGAAGCGGTCCGGGAATGGGCTGACAAGGAAATTGCGCGCCAGATGATGCCCAAAAGAAAACGACACGATGAGGAGGTAAAGGATGCTTAACAAGGTGACTTTGATCGGGTATGTTGGGGGCGATCCCGAGTTGAGATACACGACAGACGGGACCCCGGTATCACAGTTCAACCTGGCCACGTCGAAGACATGGAAGGACAAGAGTGGAACCAAGCACGATTCCACGAGCTGGCACAAGATCATCGCCTGGAGAAAGCTCGCGGAAATCATCGGCGAATATGTCAGGAAAGGATCTCTCCTCTACGTTGAAGGGGAGCTGGTTATCCGGGAGTATGAGGATCGAGACGGCAACAAACGGAAAACCCACGAGATCGTAATCAACGATATGAAGATGCTCGGCGGCAAGGACAAGAATGGATCATCGAGTGGATCATCAAATAGGTCATCCGGGCAGCGGTCCACAGGTTCTTCTGGCGGGCAGTATGGTGGTTCAGGCGATGATGATTTTGTCCATGAAGAGGATTACGGCGACGATGTTCCGCTGTGATTAAGCAAATCATCCAATCTGGTAGTAATGGGAGGCGAGACGGGATTTCACCACCTCGTCTCCCGACCCCGACATAGAGGAAGTGAATGGACTGGTTTAAGCATTCGACAGGATCACATAATGACGCTGATTTCTCCGACGCTTGGGACGAGTTTGGGGATGCTGCACCGACAGTTTTTTGGACAATTTGTGAGATATACGGGCTCGAATTTTCAAAGCTAAACGATGGTTGGATGACCGTAACCCTGAGATATTTTGAGCGAGAATTGAGAAGAAAATGGAAAAAAACTGAGCAAATTTTAGAGTTTTTTCAATCTCGTGAAAGAATATACTTTAAAAAAGATGACAAAACCGTATCCATCTTGATTCCTAAATTCCTTGAGATTGCAAGTAATTGGACGAAGCGACCGAAGATGCTACCTACAGAGGCACCTACAGAGGCGCCTACAGAGGCACCTACAAAAACAGGCGGGATACGCGCGCGCGAGAAGAGAAGAGAAGAAGAAGAGAATAAGAAGAAGAGTATATGGGGCAAGCCCCCCTCCACTATCTTTGTCCCCCCCACTCTTGAAGAGGTTACATCATATTGCCAAGAGAGGCGAAACGGAGTTGATCCTCAGAGATGGTTAAATCATTACACAGCCAAGGGTTGGATGATTGGCAAAAACAAAATGAAGGACTGGAAGGCCGCTGTACGTACCTGGGAAAACAATCAAGGAGGCTCCAACGGTGGAAACAATCAGCAAAACCCTCGAAGAAGTCTTAAACCGGGTGAGCCAGACCCCTTTGACGGACTTGGAAGGGACTGCTAGGGTGAAAGTGAAAAAGATACCGGAAGACGAACTCAGAACGGCCCTGATAAGGGCAGGTGTCAGCAAAAGGCACCTTAACGCATCGAAGACCACTGTAGACCGGGAAAGGTGGGCCTTACTTGAAGGGTTCAAAAACGGCAAAAGCTATTTCCTGTATGGAAAGCCCGGCACAGGCAAAACCTACATAGCGGTAGCCCTTATGAGAGAGTTAGGGCAGTTCTCGCCCGACAATCTCAGGTTTGTCACCATGGCGGATCTACTCATGCGTATTAAAGCAACCTTCGAGAGCAACGCGGAAGAAAGCGAGGCGAGTGTAATCAGGGAATATTCCACTCGGCCCTGCCTGATACTTGACGATATCGGGGTAGAGAAACCCACCGAGTGGACGCTGCAAACCCTCTATACGATCATCGACAGGCGCTACCGGAACATGGAGCAAACCGTGTTCACCAGCAATCTGAGCCTGAAGGAACTTGCGGACAAGCTCGGCGAACGCATTCCATCGAGAATCGCAGAAATGTGCGGACCCGAGAATATTCTGCACATCACGGGACCCGATAGAAGACTTGAAAGGAGGTAACGATATGTCATGTCCGAAGTGTGGAAGAAACCATATGAGCCTTGACACGGACGTTCATGGAGTCAAGACGATAAGTTGTATCTATTGCGGATATCAGGAGTCTGATAAATATCCGAGGCGGCCCGGAGAGAAGGAGAAAGAGTACCAGAAAAGGCTGATTCAGGAAAGCCGTTCGGGGCTGGCCGCCTACGGCATCAAACCCAATCCTAACCCCGTGCCCCAAGGGGATTACAGGGAGTGGCTGGAACTGGGAGGGATAATCTGTAGCGGGATGAAACGGAGGAACCTCAGTGCCCAGGACCTGGCCGATGAGATCGGGATATCTCGAAAGGCCCTCAATAACTATCTCAGCGGTCTGCGTCGCCCGAAGGCAAGCGTCGCCGGGGTACTGGAAGATGCCTTAAACATAACCATCATGCAATTCTACCCACAACACAAGGAGGAAGCAGCGTGAATATTGAAAGACAGGAATTACTCAAACCGCTTCAGAGACTCATGCCGATAGTCAACGCCCGGTTGAATATGCCTATATTGTCCAACGTCGTCATGACCACTCTCGAACACGAGATCCAGTTCATGGCTACAAATCTCGATATCACGGCAACCGTCACTGTGCCACACGAGAACAGCCAGTTTCTCCGACTCTGCGTTCCCGGAAAGAACCTTCTCGATCTACTTCGCACCCTCGACAAAGACGAAGTGAATGTAGAAGTTGATGGAACCATTTTGAAGGTCTCCCAGGGCAGATCACGGTTCAGGTTACCTCTGGCGGATATCGAGGAATACCCTGATATCCCCGATATCGAGGCGAACGCGAAACTCTTCTTCAAGGCCGAAGAACTCAGGGGATATCTTGATGCGGTGGATCATGCGGTTGCAACCGATGAGACCCGCTACACCATGACCGGGTTACATCTAGCGGTTGACGAGGACGGAAACATAGCCGTTGTAGCCACGGACGGTTTCCGCATGGCCCTGGTCACGGCGCGCAACCCTTCGCTGATTCTCTCCGACGTTTCCTGCGTCATTCCCAGAACCGGGGTTTTTTTCGTCAAGGACCTTCTGGAGGGGGAAATACTCATTGAAGTGGGAAAAAAGATGCTGAGGCTCAAATCTGGCGATACCACGGTATATCTACGGCTCATCGAGGGGAACTATCCGGACTATAAGAACGTCATCCCCAGCAATCAGAACGTGGCGACCGTCAAAAGAGAGGATTTTCAACGGGCGCTGAGGCAGGCCCAGGCTATCAAGGGCGAGGGCTTAATAGATCTCACGGTCTCAGAGGGTAAGTTGTCTGTGGCATCAATAGGCGAACAGGCCGAAGCTACCATAGAAGTCAATGCCGAATATGCCTCGCGTGAGCTTACATACCGGTTCAAAACCAAACATGTTCTCGATGCTATGGGAGCGCTGAAAGAAGACAGTATGACGCTGGCCCTTCCCGATGCCTACGGAGCGATCATGCTTGCGGAGGGCTCATACACAGCCATCGTCATGCCCATAAGAGGATAATATGCCAAAGAAACCCGGTAAGGTAAAATGTGAGAACTGCGATCCCGGCATGATGGAAGCGTTCGCCAAGGATTCCCACTACTGGTATTACAAGTGCACGAACAAGCGGTGCAAAAAGGAACGGTTGATGCCGATCAACGAGGCACCGGAAGCCGAAGGAGAAGGTCAATGAAAAAGATCCCTATTTCTGAGGCAAAGAATTTCATGGAGACCAACGGGCTGACCCATGTCGTGATTTTCGGTGTCTATCCTGATGGTTCCCAGTGTGTCGCCACGTATGGCCAGACTCAACAGAACGCGCAGGAAGCGGCGCGCGCCGGCAACAAGCTCAAGGCACATCTCGGTTGGCCAGAAGACCTTTGCAGGTCCAAACCGCTTAAAAGGATCTGCGGGAACTGCACTTTCTACAAACCTGATTATGGCATTCATTGCTTTAACGGCTGGTCAGGCGACGGCAGCGAGGGTTACTGCATGGTTGAGTTTTCTACCCGAGTGAAACGGTCGAAAGAGGATATAGCCTGTAGATACTACGAACCCAAACTGGAGGCATAGATGAAAAGGAAACAGAGAAAAGACATTGAACCATGTGAGGAGTGCGGCCACAACAGATGGAGAACGGTCGTCAAGGGCAAGGCATGGCAGTGCCGGGAATGCGGGGAAGTGAGGGAGAAGAAATGATCCTCGCCCTGGATTGCGCAACGAAGACCGGTTTTGCTCTGGTCAAAGACGGCAAGATCATCGAGTCCGGGACCATGGATTTTTCCAAGCGCCGCGGGGAATCGAACGGCGCCATGTTCCTGCGGTTCAGACAGTGGTTATCCGTCACCCTTCAGCGGACCCCTGGCGTACGCCTGCTGGTTTACGAACAGGCCCATCACCGAGGCGGAGCACCAACAGAAGTAGGTGTCAACATGACGGGTCGTGTACAGGAAATCGGGGCGGCAATGGGCATAGAATATGTGCCTGTTGAGACAAGAACCCTTAAGAAGTGGGCTACCGGAAGAGGCAACATAGACAAGGAAGCCATGATAGCCGCTTCAGTGAAGTATCTCGGCAGGCAACCGGAAGACGATAATGAGGCCGATGCGGTCCTTCTGGCCATGTATGCTCACGAGGATTACGGATCGTAAATTTTCCATCTTGAATTCGCCCTGCTTTGTTGTATAATTTCTATGGGCACGATAGACGAAACCACCTGCAGGTGCAGGTAGAGGAGCGTTCATCGTGCCCAAAAAGTCTTACATCATCGACAAGAAATCCAGGAACGGATCCCCGTCAAAAGAACTTTCCCCCTGTACCAACTGCGGCAAACGACCTACCTGCAGGAAGATCTGCGAGAAGCTGAACGATCTTTTGAAGGACTGCGAATGACCAAGCCGGAAGCGCGCATGTTAATGGAAAGAGCCAGTGAAGGCGATCCCGAAGCCTTTCGGGAACTTTTCATGGCGGTTCAGTTCCGCGAGGCCATGGAACAGATCTTTAATACTCACGAGCTGCGCGCCGCCCTTATCATCATCGGCCGCCACTACGGCGGGGCCAAGTGCACAGAATTGAGCGAGACATTCAAGACGAACCGTATGGACATATGGAGGATCCTGCGCAATGCCCAGAATACAGCAAATAACTAAGACCCACAGATCCGCCAGGTATCTTGACTTCATCCGCCAACAGCCTTGTGTGGTGTCCGGATTCTGCGCGGTTGTCGCCCATCATACCAGTAAGGCGGGCGTGGCCTTGAAGGGTAGCGATTACCTCACAGTGCCCCTTACACCCGAGCTGCACAGCGAGCTGCACACGATAGGACAGGAATCATTTCAGCGCAAATACAATGTCGATTTTTCTGTGTGCATTACCCGTCTCTTGTCGGCCTACGTGAACGGACTGGAGGGAAATAACTAATGGCAGACCTACTGGATAATTTCTGGCGCGAGTTCCGAACTGGAAAGTGCTGGCCGTCGACGGGGGAATACCTGCAGGGTCTGATTTTCATCAAGCCGACGAAGAAAGACATGTCTGATATCTACCTGCCCGAACAGGAGCCCGAGCTGAGTTATCAGAACCTGCCAAGATCCGGCAGTACCTATTGGCTTGAAACTATCTTTCCGCCGCCGTGGTTTCGTCATGCCATGGCCGAGGAGAACATGATTTGCGCCGATCCGGTTGAGATCCTGAAACAATCCCGTAAGGCATGGAAGAAGAAGCGCCCCATGGTGAAGATGGTTTTGCGGGGAAAGAGCCCCAAGAAGGGATTTTGACGCTTGTACTGTACCCGCTCTGCTTCGGCATCGGGCTTTAAGTCCACTTCGGTGGCGGAAGGGGCCGACATGAGATCATGCACGGCCCCTTCGGTTTGATGGTTCCTTAGAGTTTTCTCCTTTTCAGCGCCTGATACCCCACAAAGAGCACGGCCAGAATAAGCAGTTCCATCTTCTACCCCTCTTCCCGAGCTTCGTAGCCCTCACATTTGCCACCCTTCCCGACCACAAGCGGTTTGTCCAGTGGATAGACACACTTCTGCCCCTCACGGTTCCACCTACAGGAAGGACTTGCACAGTTTACATTCGTTCTCGCTTTCTCTTCCATTTCCTTTTCTCCTTTCTTTTCTGGATTTACCAGTTTATCGACAGTTCCGGGCTTTCCACGTGATGCAGGTATGGTTTTGTGTATCTCAGATCCTCGTGATCCGCGAACTGCATTATGAGGAAAGAGTTCTTTGTCTCTTTCGCTACCTTGGTTATGGCCGTATGTCTCAGGCTGTGCGGGCTGATCCTGTGGTCGTTGCTTGCGTTTTTGACCCCGGCCTTTTTCATGATCCGGGCAATGGTCCGGCTCACCACGTCCGGCCGGATCCGGTCCCCGTATGCTCCCAGGAACATGGGTTCATCCGGTTTACGACTCGTCGACGACTCCTGTTCCTGATATTCAAGGAAAGTCTTCAACAGACCCCCCGAGACCTTCTTTTCGATATCCTTTCCTGTGTGCCCTTTTCGCCACAGCTTGACGATATGCGTGTCATCAAAGGGGAAGAAGTCCCCGGTATCCATGCGAGAGATTTCCACGTCCCGGAGCCCCAGGTAGAGCATGAGCTTAACGATCAGGCAATCCCGAAGGGAACAACGTGTTTCAGCATAACTCATGAGCGCGCGCGCGCCTTCTTCTGATAAAGGATCCCGGAGAAACGTTATCCGGTTTTTCGGCCCCTTTATGATCCGCTTGGTCTCGATGCCTACGCGGCGGTACATTTCCCGAACAGGGGCAAGCAGCGCAACGATGGACGTCGCTTTGTATCCGTTTTCCCGAAGCCACGGCACATAGTCTTCAAGCTCCCAGGGATCGGCGGGAATAGTTGACAGCCCCTTTTCGGTAAGGTACTGCCTGAACACCTTCCCCGGCCACGTGCTGGGGATCGCCGGCGCCGCGGTCGACTGGTTTTGCTTCTCTACAGTGGCGCCAAAATTTGCAAGCAATACTTCTTCGTCTTCTTCAGCGTCGAGATAATACGCTTCAAGATACTCCTCTTCTTCAATACGTCCTCGAACCCTTTCAACGGCTGCTTCGATTTCTCTTTCTGTTTTTCCTTCATCCTTCAAGACCCCCTCAAGCTCTTTAAGAGCTTCCCGCTCCTGTGCCGCATACAGTTTATCAAGATTTTCCAATTGTTCAATGGTAACGTCGAGCCCTTGTCTTTCATCCATGAGACACTTAATCAGCCAATCGTCGCTATTTATGCTTTCCGGGCAAGGCGGAATGATTCCCATGCCTATGATTTCTGTAGCCAGGTCATCCGCGGACCGGCCCCCTTTCCGGAAAACCCCCCGTAAGCGGTTTTCCAGAAAGGTCTTGCTGTCATATCCCGCTTTTCCGGCCCGGTCCCTGGAGATACCACCCATGGAAACGACAACGCTGTGTAACGTTTTTCTAGCCATGGTTCACCCTTTCATAGTCTCGTTTCATGACCTTTTTTCCGAACAGGGTTGTTTTCTGCTCGTGAACAGGCGGGATAAACTTCTTCTGTTTTACCGGCTGGTCCCCGGATAGGCTGAATGTTCCCGACAGATCGAAAAGCTGTGTTTGTCCTGATTGTTCTCTTAACGGGTTCATTCTTCCATCCTCACGTTCTTTTTTGCCTGTTCGGGCGTCCACACAAATACCAGCTCCTCAAACCCCTTGTTCAGCACGGAAAACACGTGTTTTCCCTGCTCCATGCCGTGATATCTCAGATCAAACGTCCCACCCATGCCACTGTCGGTCCTGTAGGTCTTCCATGTGTGGTACGGGTTCACGACCCCGTTGATCTGCTGATGGATGGATTGCCAGGCCCTTTTTTGTTCGGAGATTGTGGTATCCATGCTATTTTCTCCTTTCTGCTTTCCACACGTCCACGTCCCCATCGCGCACCATGCGGACACGATAGGGACAGGTCAATGTAGCCAGAGAGTTGATTAAATCTCGTTTTGCCGATACGGTGGGTTTTCCGGGGTCCGTAGCAAGTAGAACATCAACCACCGGCCTGTACCGGCGCGGCACTGTGTGTATTTTGTCCCCGAGGTAATGCACGGCTTGCCCCAGAAACAGACCTCCGCCGTAAATCATGATCGGATCGGTGCCGGAATAGCCCATGGCGTATCCTGCATGCTCCCGGATTTCCGCCGTCTCCGCGTCCTGGCACCACCGCATCAACAGATCATCTGCAAACCAATCCCCCGCGACACGGGCAGGATTGGTCAATGCGGCGATAGCGGCCTGATCGGTTCCCCTGACAAACCAGCCCGTAGCCAGCAGGTGATGTTTTTCTGCGAGCGTGGCGTGTGCCAGCTCGTGCAGATATTCAATATCCCGCCAGTCGGGACCCTCGGTAGGTATTTTGATTGTATGTGTTCTTGTCCACGGATCGGAGGTGATTTCCAAGTCCCGGCCACCGTGCTGATAGGTCACGATCCATTTGAGGCGGGCAGTTACGTCCGCGATAGTTGCCCTGATTGTCATGCGATCCCCTTTCGTTTCAGGTTTACCCCCCCTGCTCCCATCGGTTCAGGGGGGGCATTGCTTTAGTCCGCGTCCGGCTCCGAGGACATGTACAGCCTGTATTCCCCTGCCGGGAGCGTGACCGTAGCGTGGCTGGTGTGTGATACGGTAATCTCGCTGTCGGCCCGGAAATATACCCCGTTGTGGGAGAGGGTATTACTGGTTATCCTGTGGGATTCGCGCGGTTCCCATTCGCCCGCCGGTGTGAGCACGGGAGCTTTTGCGATATGCTCCTGGTACTGCTCCAAATTTCCCGCGTAGTAGCAGGCCAACCATTCGAACCCGTCACGGGTTTTGGACGGGTAATGCTCGGATTTTGGACGCCCGCAATTGGAGCAAAATACCCGCGCATCTGTCGGGATAGTTGCCGGGCAAAACAAGAGATCGCCCTGTCTGGTGCATTTGTCGAGGTCATTTTTGCCGATGCGGAAAATTTCCGCCATGGCCTCCTCAACGGTGGTATCGAGGAGGGCGTTGCCGTGATCGTCGTGCGATTGGGGCAGATCGTTGATTACATGTCCCCACTCGTCGCCGTTATCGTCTATTCCACACAGATAACCTCTACCCGTTCCGACCAGCTTGTGACCCCAATTGCCATAGGCTGTTTTATAGCTGTGGCTCTTGCATTCGAGGACCAGAGCGGCCCGCCACCGCTCCGAGACGCCCGCCACGTAATTGCGGGCGAATGGAGGGTGAAAATAGTCTTTCAGGGTCTGGTGGTCGGCTTCCCAGAACCGGCCTGTTTTCAAGGCTTCGGCGTTCCGCGCCTTCTGGTCCTCTCGCTCCGTTCTTTTGCCAGCGAGATACGCACTGTTCGCCGCGCGCAGTTGGGATATCAGCGGTTTTTGCTGTGCCTGCAATCCCGCGATCTGTTTGCGGGCACGGGCGAGATTGGATTTTGCGGTGGCCTTGCGATAGGCCGCGAGGAACTTTTTGCCCTGTTCGATCAGCCACAGGGTTTTGGCCTCTGAGCGTTTTTCCGCCGCGTTTTTGGTCCGGGCATTGATTTTAATCGTGGTTTCCGGGTGGTCCCCGGCGAGGCGAGCAATGGACTCTATAGCCCTGTCCATCCGCCGCAACGCGCTCCAATGAATAAGCCCATGCTCATCCATGCTATTGGGATAGTTGATCGTGTCCACCATGATAGTGATATCCCAGCGGACGCCCAGCCGGACCTCGGCCTGTATGGAGTTATCGTACGGGTGATACGATATTTCTACGGGGCCGGATTTCCTGAGAGCCTGTATCCTCTCGTTGATTTTGATCAGTTTTGTGTCCATGATTTTCCTCCTCGTATTTTCTCCCGTCTCCACGGACGGGGCAATAGTTATTTTTTCTCCACACGCTCGATTAGAGCGCGTACGCTGTCAATCCATTCCCCGGTATCGTCAGCCAACAGCTCCGCGACGTCCTTGAGCATGGACAGCATTTCTGCGTTTAACTGGTTCAGGCGGTGGATTTCGGCCAGTTCCAAAGATTTACGATCATTCATAGCGCCCCCTATCGTTCCATTCTGATATTGTCCGTAAACGTGGCAACCCGCATGCCGTCAACGTTCACATACACGATATTTGTCGACACAAACCCCGAGATGATAGCGCGCTTTTTCTTGTGCACCAAGCACACTTTGTCGCCTATCCTGAACGTCCTATTTCTCCAGTCTTTGATTTCTGTCATCCCTCTTTCCCCTTCCCCCGTATAGCCGGTAGGACAGCTATTGAAAGGGTTTATTCCGTTATCTGATCCCGTATAAAGTCACTTGCCCGCTGTGCTTGTGCCGCGGCCACAATGACCATTTTGGGGTCGTTTCTCAGTTTTCCTAACCACGACTGGATATAAGCGGTGCTGTTGTCGATGGTCTTGTTTTCAATCTGACAGTGGCCGCAAAGAAAGGCGGCGCCCATTTCGGCGACAAGCTCCTCTTTTGCGTATGGTGTCGATCCGAAGGCGGACCATTGCCCCTCGGACCCCGAGACCCCTTTTCTGTTGAGGCGGGATTCGTGCCCGGTTGAATGGGTAAGTTCATGAAACAGCGTCGAGTAGTAGTATTCGGAGCTTGTAAAGGTTTCGAACCGGGGCATGTTGACGACGTCCGAAGACGGCCGATAATAGGCGCGCGGTTCAGCGTGAACAATCCCCGGTCGTTTCGGCATGTTCTTGATGATGCCTTCACACTGCTTGATTTTCTCCAGGTCGTTGTAGGTCCGGGCAATCAGTGCAGGGATTTTCTTCGGGTCTATTCCTTCGGTCTGATCCATGTTGAAAACCGTATAGTACCGTAACAAAGGTATGGTTTTTCTCGATCCTTGCGGGGTTTCGCCGTCGTCTGTCTCGCCACCTTTCGGCTTAACGTCAAGCTGTTTCCAGAACACGACCGGATAACCCTTAGACCCTTTCACTACCGATCCGCCAAGCTCTTTGACCTGTTTGAAGCTCATCCAGAAGGGAGACGAAAAGCCGGCCGCGGCGAGCATGAAAGTATTAATCCCCTTGTACTCTTTCTTCGTGATAAGGTTTTTCGGCATTTCGCCACCCGACCAAGGGCGCTGCCAGGGAATTACACCCCTTTCCAGTTCTTCCATGATTCTTTTCGTGATTACTTCTTCGACCTTCATGTTTTCCCCTTTCGTTATGGTTTGTGTTACACTATTTCGCCCCTTGGTCCAGTGCTCGCAACACTGGGAGCCTTCCCCGGCTCGTTATGCCAAGGGGTTTTGTTTATATCGCTACATTCCGCTGTCTGAATCCATCGTAACACTGCACGGTCACTGCCAGCGTTAGGCACTCTGTAGGCGATTCGGGAACGATTATTTTCCAGTCCACGAATTTCGCAGGGTGCCCGGTTTCTTTCCTGATATCCCGCGCTACATTGCGTGCTTCCCGCTCAATGTCTTTTCGTGTGTACTTGTATGCCATGATTTACTTACCCCCCTTGATGTGTTCTGAAAGGGTTCTTGCTTCCTTGACTATCTCTATCCATTCAGGATGTCCGTCAAGATAGTTATCGTCGGCCATGGCAAGGATATGTTCAATGAGTTTGCAGGTGTCCTGCCCGGTCGCAATGAAACGCGCGCATTCCTGCCTTATCAGTTTCCCGCCCGTGCATTTGCTTAATGTGCAGAACGAACACAGGCAATCTATGCACTGCTTGCGGATCGGCTGCGCGTTCTCCCAGCAATCCTTTCCGCCGTCACAGGGATATGATCCGCACACTTTAGAATTATCCTTGATCTGCTTGCAGGTCCTATCCATGGAGCACTTCCAGTACCGCGAAAATCGTGTCGTCTGTGATTTCTTCGACTGTCTTGGTAAGGTATTCGGTAAGGTCTAGCATGTTTTCCCCTTTCGTTATGTTTTGTGGTGCCCTTGCTCTTGCCCCTTGTTCAGCGCTCGCAACACTGAGGGGCTATTTCGCTCACCTTAACCCGTAATGGTCTTCAAATTCGGCCTGGTCCTTTGCGTATTGATCCGCGCACTGCTGGGAGCAAAACTCTAAACCGTCGACGTAGAGCGCCGGCCTGTCCTTGCTATCGTAAATCGCGGAACAGCATGCACATTCATAGATCGTATATTCGGGAATTTGCGCCTTGGTGTTTGTCTGCATTCCTTCCCCTTTCTAGACCGCTACGGCCATGAACTCGATACCCGCGAACTCTTCACGCTTTCTAGGTTCAGGGATCGGTAAGCCGTCCTCGATCATTCCCTTGACGTGCATTTCGATTGCTGCTTGCATATTGCCTCTAACCTCATCCAAGGTCTTACCAGTAGCGACACACCCGGGAAGATCGGGAGAGTAAGCGGAAAAGTTCCTTTCCGCGCGCTCGATGATAACCAGAAACATATACTCTTTACCTCTTTCCATGTTTGCACCCCTTACGATGATTTTAGCCATGGTTATTTTACCTCAATTTGCGCTTGCTTTAAAATGCTCTTGAGGGTGCCGCGTGCTAGGTCGTCGCTGGGGTGTCCGGCAATAGTAACACGCCCCGCCTTGACAGGGTGCTTATACTGCCTGTGACTGCCTTCAGTAGAAACAAGATACCAACCATCCTGCTTAATTAGCTTGATGATATCTCTTACCTTTGCCATGAATCTATTATAACATGGGTTTATCGTGGTCGTAACTATAGGATATCATTGAGTAATAAGAGCCACCTAGATGCAAAAACGGGGATATTATGAACAGGCAACCGGCCGTAACTATTCGATATCATGGGATCATCGCGTCATACTGCGATCACCGTTTGATACCCACCAAAACTGTCAAGAAAAAAATGCAGGAAAACGAAAAAAAAGTGAAAAATAATTAGGGAGTGAGAAAACCCCAGGCGATAACACCAGAAAGGGAAAACGTGCTATTGCCCAATGATATCAGTAGCACCAGGCTAGATAGAAGTAGCACGATGAGACTGACCGGATAGCTAACCCGACAGGCAGACAAGCAGGGTTTGGGATTGCGGGTGAGTAGCCAGTAGTGGGAGTCAGATAGTACCGATTCCAAATCAACAACCATTCCAATCAAGTAACCCATACACTCACATGGAGCAAGGGAAGCAAGGGAAGGGGTGACGAGAGCTCGATCATGTTGCAGGATGGGCAGGAACAAGCGGGTGTTACTATGTGTCCCAGGTGTAACACGTAGAGACAGGCGGGGCAAGGGTTTGCGGGGTGGTGGGTCTAGGGTGTAGAGACGGGGGGTCTGTCGACACCTGCGCCATATTTTCGCCGGCTTTGCGGCCAGCCTTCCTGCCCCAAAGAACATTCCCAGCGCGACCGACCCGAGCGCGAACGCCCGTCTATGTAGGCTATGCCTCATAAATCACATGCTTCACTAGCTGTCAACTATTGCCTGATACTTGACGCTTGCCCCGTGACGGCGGGCATGACCACCCCGGACGCCCTACCCCTACCCGTTTGGATTTACGCGCGCCCCTGTATCCAGGGGTGAGACTCCCCTCTGCCATATATGCAAAATCCCCCCCAAAGCCCGTTATTCCAGTTACTTACGTTTATCCCCCTGCCTTTCATGACCCTTCAGACCCATTCGCCATGAATCAGCATCGAGACTCAATAGATCCTTTAAGGCCCCGAAATACCCCTATCGGTGTCGTACGTCGGCGTATCACTGCGCTTTCCCATAGAACCAGTCATATCAGATACCCACAGTGGGGCAAAAAGACCCAAGATAACCAGAATTCTCCTCAATAAACCAGTACAGCACGCAACATTTGCCCCGCCAAGCAAGGTTTAACACTTGTGAAACCCCATATCGGTGTTGTACGCTGGAGTATCGCTCCGATATGCAGAAATCAGGAGGACGTCCCGATGGCGCAAAAGATGATTGATCAAGTCAGGCGGAACCGGAAAAACGCCACACGGGTATTCTGCTTCACGCTGACCGATATCGCCGAGGCCACGGGCAGATCAATCTATGCCGTGAAGCGAGCGGTCTACTCGGGCAAGCTGGACCCACGGGACCTGAAGAGCATTATTGAGTACGGAGGCAAGTCTGCGTGAAACGCGTTGAATATAAACAAAGAAACCGCGCGCATACCGCTGAAAAACGTTTTTCAAACGTTCCCATCTTGACAAGCACAAGCGGTTCTCGCTAGAATATTACCATGGCGCGATTGACAGAAACCCCGAAAAAGAATGTACGGAAGAGAAAGGCGAAGGGTTTCCCTGGCGGTAAAAGAATGGCCGATCTCGTAAAGGCCAAACGAATGAAGGCCAAGCGGGTCTTTCCCTTCGCGTGGGAAGACATAGCGGAGGCCGTCAAGCTCTCGGCCACAACAGTCCAGAGTGTATCCAAAAAGGGACAGTTTGACCCGCGAGACTTGAAGAGCCTGTCGACCTATGTTTACCTGCGCCTTCAGAAGATCGAGAAGACAAGGCATACCAAAAAACGACTTAAGAAAGGAGTAGTCACCACAGACGGCAAGGCATAGCCTTGCAGGCAGGGGTAAGCCCTGTTAGTAGTTACCGCATCACATAGAAACACTCACCTTAATTCTTTTCAATAACGATCACGAGATCAAGTACGAGGTCTTCAATGTCCGCGACCGCCGCGAGCACGGGGAGATCTGCGTCGATGATTTCGACATCGAGATCCATACAGTCAACGGTATGCCGAAAAGGTACTTCTCGGCAATCGGGATACAGGCAATCGAAGAAGCCATGAGCGAACAGGTCCGAGAGAGGCTGAACGAAGAGGCCCCGGCGCGCTGGACCGGTGCGGCCATGGATGCAGCACATGAAAGGAGACGGGATGAAAATAATGGGCATCATCGAACCGGGACGGAAATATTTAGCGGAAGTCTCCCAGGACGAGCTGGAGAAGTTCCTGAACAAGTATTACCGCAACATGCCGCGCCTTGAGGTCGGCGATACAGTCGATCTCGGCAAGGGCTACGACTTCCTGCAGGAGACGCGCGAGGTTTGTAGGAGCTTGAAGGAAACCATCGAAAAGGGGTCCCGGTATATTGGGCCACTCACCGAGGGGATCGTTCTCATGGCTGATGGAGGAAAGAAAAGGTGACATTTGAAGACATTCACTTTGGCGCCTTTGTCATCTTCCTCCTCCTCATATTCGCAGCGGCGATGGGGATTGTCGCACACGCCGTTAACAAAGATTTCCGTCAATGGAGGGTAACCTCAAAACAGCAAAAGATGGAGAAGGGGAAATGAAGATCATCAGACAGTCATGGGAATTCTTGAACAAACCCGATGCAGACCAAGCATTGCGTCTGATCGAGGCGGCCGGACGGGTATGTTACAAGACAGAGGGTTCGGCTGGACCTGGAACCGCCCCGGACTTTATCAGGAAGCGGATTGCCACTGGACACCATTCGGTTATTGAACATGTCAGTATCACCGTCAGGATCATCACCGACAGGGGCGTGACACATGAAATCGTCAGGCACAGACTCGCCTCGTACAGCCAGGAATCAACGCGGTACTGCAATTACAGCAAAGACCAGTTCGGAAACGAAATCACGGTCATCCTGCCAGTGTGGCTTGCTGACGAAGACTTGGACGCCACGCCCAATTTCCCTCTGGTCGGACAGGATTCATTCGGCCTGTGGTACATGGCCTGCAGAAGTGCCGAAACGTTCTATTTCTCGCTCCTGAACCAAGGCCAATCACCCCAGCAGGCCCGATCTGTCCTGCCAAACAGTCTCAAGACCGAACTGGTCATGACCTGCAACGTCCGGGAGTGGCGGCACTTCTTCGCTTTGCGGACCAGCGCGGCTGCACATCCCCAGATGCGGGACCTCGCATGCTCTATGCTGGCCGGGTTCAAGGAAGCCATACCGGTGTTGTTCGAGGACCTGTAACGATGTGTTTGACTACTCGATCCATCAAAATGAGCAGGGGACGCTTCCGATGTTACTTTTTCTTTGTCGGTTGGGACTGTCTCAGCCTCGGCCTCCACGTCTCAGTTTGGTGCCCGAACATAGAGATCCATTTACCCTTCGGCTTTATCAGGATAGGTTGGGAGTCTGTGGCGCATATGTATCTCAAAGAAACAAAGGAGGAAACGCAAATGGGCAGTATCGACGGTGCAATCAAACATGCAGTAAGGCGGGCCGTCATCATGACGGTAACAATCGGTGTCCTGTCGATAATAGCGGCTACAGCGCTTGTATGGTGGTTGATGCGATGAAAACATGGCAGGGGTGGCTGACGGGTCAGAGCCATAACGCTCCGGAGCTTGCAGGTTCAAATCCTGCCCCCTGCCAACCATTAAGGAATCCTTAAGGGTTCAGAAGGAGAATTCATGACCAAAGAAGAATTGGCATTAAAGCTCAATGGTCGGGAGTACGGGGAAGAAATCACGCCCGAAGAGGAAGCCGAAGCAAAGACGGCTGGCCTTGTTGCTATCTTCGGCTATTCCGATGATGCCGTGGAACTTAGAGGGGCCGTGGATGACGAAACATACGCCATGGAGCTTCTTTTCGATTCCAAGGGGCTCGTTCAGAATGAATGCGATAGCGGCGGCGAATGTCCCTATTTCCAACGGCTCACGCAAAGCATCAAGGACAGGGTTCGCGCCAAATGGAATAAAGACGGGTATTCGTGGGTCTATGAGACCAACATGCCCCATACCACATTCGACATCATGGAAGACGGCGAGAAGTACTGCCGGGGCATCGTGATCGAGTTGCCCGAAGGAGACAAGCCGTGAGCCGCGCCAACTATGCAATCGTAAGCAACACGCCCGAAGCGCTCACGCTTGGGGACCTCGGCCCCTGGGATCAATATATGACCATCACGAACGCGGCTGAGGACGTGGTTGAAGAACTGTCGAGGACCGGAACGCTCAAGGAAGGTCAGCGGTTGTTCTATTACGACTCGGAGAACAAATTGACCGAACTGAAACATCGGGACGGCAAGTTCATGGGGTTCGCTTTCCCATGACCCTCTTCGGTTCAGACAAATACGTCCTGCGCCCCTATCAGCAAAGGGCCGTGGATGCAGCTCTCAGGTTCTTGAAGGGACCGGGCAAGAACAACGGTATTGAAGTGCTCCCAACAGGTAGCGGGAAATCGTTGGTCATCGCCAATCTGGTGAAGGAACTGGGTAGACCCACGCTAATCTTTCAGCCCTCGAAGGAGATCCTTGAACAAAACTACGCCAAGCTCACGTCCTATGGCTATCACGCCTCGATCTTCTCGGCCTCAAAGGGACAGAAAGATCTCTCCAATATCACGTTTGCAACAATTGGTAGCACGATCAATGTGAAGGAACTGTTTCGAATCTTCCGATACGTCATCATAGACGAATGCCATTGGGTAAACGCAAAAGGGGGTATGTACAAGGATTTCGTGGACAGCCTCGATGGTGTCAAGGTTCTCGGGTTCACCGCAACCCCCTATCGCTTGAGCAAGGACGGCTTCGGCGGTTCCATCCTGAAATTCCTTACCCGGACCCGGCCCCGCGTCTTCCATGAACTGGCCTATTACGTTCAGAACCGGGAACTGTTCGAGGCGGGATACCTAGCCAAACTGGAATATGTCGTCGCCAAAGGCTTTGACCGGACACAGTTGCAGATCAACACGACCGGCGCGGACTACACTGACAGATCGGTTCAGAAATACTACGCCAGCTCGCAGTTCCCGGACAGATTAGTCAACGTGGTCAGAAAGGAAATGGAGAACCGAAAGAATGCTTTGGTCTTTACCCGGTTTGTGGATGAGGCGCGCAATGTCGTCAACAGGATTCCCGGCACGGCCCTTGTCACCGGCGATACCCCGAAAAGGGAACGTGAGAACACCATAGACGCGTTCAAGGCTGGCAGGATCCCCGTGGTCTGCAATGTAGGAGTGCTCACCACGGGCTTTGACTATCCCGAGCTGGAGACCGTCATTCTCGCCCGGCCGACGATGAGCCTGGCGCTTTACTACCAGATGATCGGCAGGGGTGTCCGGCCACATCCGGCGAAGGAGTACACAAAGATCGTGGATTTGTGCGGCAACATTCATTTGTTCGGCAAAGTGGAGAACCTGGAGATTATTGATGGCGGTAATGGCAAATGGTTCATCACGAACGGCCGGAGACGCCTGACTAATGTTTATTACGGAGACCGGTAGATGACTCTCGACTCTGGCGCAACCTTCTCTCCCTGCGGTGCCTATCGTTACGATCTGTGGCGTCGATGGAGCATGTTCGGCAACATTCTCGTCTTCGTCGGCCTGAACCCGTCCACGGCGGACGCCAAGCGGGACGATCCCACGGTCCGTCGCTGCATCAGGTTCGCGCAAATCCTCGGCTTCGGCGGCATGGTCATGCTGAACCTGTTCGCGTATCGAGCTACCCTGCCCTCGGAGATGAAACGGGTCGAAGATCCCACGGGCGGACCGGAACATGACCGGTATCTCATGAAGTACGCTGATGAGCATCACACAGTAGTAGCGGCTTGGGGTATTCATGGCCGGTATCGAGGCCGCGACAGGCAGGTCCAACAGATGTTCGGGCGGGTCTACTGTCTCGGAGTGACGAAAGAAGGCTGTCCCAGGCATCCGCTGTATCTCAAGAAGGAATGCACCTTGAAGGAGTATGTATGCAAATAGACTGGATAGCACAAAAGAACAAACGAATCAAAGACATGTCGCCTGAAGTGGCCTACGGATTTATCTATGAAGATATGACCGATGATACCTGTGCCACACTGGACAGGCTACTGAGAGCGGAGGGTTGGACCCCCGAGAAGGTGGCCAAGCTCACCATGGCGTCATTCCCGCCGCCATCTTCTCCCGAGGAAGCCCAGAAGAGAGCGGGGATGGAGGTGATGTTTGCAAAGGCCCTGGAACACCGGAAGTGGCTGTTGGATCTCGGGGTATTTGATGAGAAGGGTACAAACGATGCCGGTCGCTGATCTCACCAAGTTTCCCCTCGTCCGCGAGTAGGCCATAAGAATGCTTGTTATGGAGACCAAGCCAACCGCATTACCCCCCCCCAAAAACCCCGGCGGGAACTCTTGCCAGAGATCGCGGAGCCGGGGGGATAAAAGGAGAGAAGGATGAAGATAATCAGGATTGGGGGAAATTTTGCTGATCGAACATGACCTTTTCCGTGGCCGCATAGACAAGGTGCAGATCGCCATTGACCGCCTCAAGATGTTTGAGCCGGAAGAGGGGTACTATCTCGCTTACTCAGGCGGGAAGGACAGCGACACGATTCTTGCCCTTGCGAAGATGGCGGGGGTAAAGTTCGATGCACATTATCACCTGACGACCGTTGACCCGCCTGAGCTTGTCTACCATGTGAGAAGGCATTTAGAGGTCATTATTGATAGGCCAGAAATAACCATGTGGAAGTTGATACAGAAGAAACGGATGCCACCGACCCGTATAAAACGATATTGTTGTGAATACTTTAAGGAACGTGGCGGGTCTGGTCGTGTAGTCCTTACAGGTGTTCGTGCCGCAGAAAGCATAAAGCGGGCCAAACGGAAGATGAATGAAGTTTGCTATAAAGACACATCAAAGCGATATTTTCATGCAATTATTGACTGGTCGGATGACGATGTGTGGCAGTTCCTCAGACAACACAATATCTCATATTGTAAGCTGTATGACGAGGGCTTTAAACGGATCGGGTGTGTGATGTGCCCGTATTCCAATATTAAGAAAGAAGCAAGGTTATTCCCAAAGATTGCCGAGGCGTACAGACGGGCAATTATACGGTGTTGGGAGAAGAAGAACTCTGACATTGAGGGCGGATTATCCAAGGCCGTGACACGATTTGAGTCTGGTGAAGATATGTTCAACTGGTGGATTTCCGGTCGATCCGCGAAAGAATTGGCCGAGAAAGATACGTCCTTTTGGGCGTATGAATAAAGGAAGGAGGCCAACCGTGAATGAACTTAAAACAAAAAAAGGGCTGACCTTGATAGATTGGCATATTTGCCCTAGGCCTCATGTAACGCTCCGCGATATCCTGAACAGCATGTACCCCGACCCTCTCAAGGGCGTCAACATTGATGCCGAATACGAACTCATCAAGCAGAAGAAAAGCAAGCTGTCTGCCAACATGAGGGCGTTGGTAGTTCAAAGGAAGGAGGCCGACCGTGGATGAACAGGTGAAGAAAGAGATAGGCAAGTGGTTATTTGATAGAGATACACAGGCTATGCATATATTTGCTCCGTGGTACGTTGCCGAAGCCACATATATATCAATGGCCGATGAAATTCTCTCTTCCCCCGCCCTCCGCGCCATGATGGAGGACGCCCGGAAATATCACGAAGCCTTGCCTCTCGTGAAGATGATGCAGGAGAAGGCGGACCAGTGGGACGCTCTCGGCTACACATCCCCCTATGTAATGCCTGAAGATTACGAACAGGTAAAGAGGGATGCGGAGAAGTGGCGGCGACTCATGGCTCTATTCGACACGTCATGTGATAAGTGCTTTCTGGGCCACGTTTGCGGTACGCATAGGAAAGCGGAGGCTGTCTGCGAGGATATCAAGGAAGCTATGGAGACCAACGATGAACGATGAAATAGCAAACCTCATAGGATATTGGGATTGGGAGAACAAGACCGCCAACCAATGTGCTGACGCCATCCTCTCCCTACCCACTCTCAAAGCCATGATGGAGGACGCGGAGAAGTGGCGGAAGGTGAAGGAGATAGCGGCATTGAGATACGCACGAACATGCGATGGTTGCCCCTTGTTGACATGCGATGGGGCACTTTGTATACCCGCAAAGAGTCTGGTCGACGCTCTCTCCGAGGTGCCCGATGAAACGTAAAGTCAAGGTCGCCTGCCTGATCGCAGGGATGGAATGGCATGAAGTGAAAACAAGTGCATGGCAATCCGATAACCCCGACCCCCTGCACAATGACGGCGATTACTGGATATTGGTAAAGGGGATGGTGGAGCATGAGGGGTGGGAATCCTTTCATCATTTTGCCTATGGACAAATTTGGCCGGCAAAAGTAGACGAGGATTTCTGGTGTTGGCTCCTCCTCGACCCCGCCCGCTTCGTTTCCCTCCTCGACCTCGCCCGCTTCATCGACCTGATTTGGGATTGGACAGGACGGGAGGAGGTGCAGGAGGCTTACGGGATGGTGGAGTGTGGTTGCAAGGGAGCCTTCCAAGGTCATTGTCCATTGTGTATGGGTTCCGGCAAACTCCCAGCCCCGTGGCTGGAGGAGAGGAGGAAGGGATGATAGACATCAGCAAGGGAAGGTATTGGGATAAACCGTGGAGCCTCGTCGACGGTTGCACGCCCTGCTCGCCAGGGTGTGATCACTGCTGGTCAATGGCAATGGGGAAACGATTCCACAGGTGGCCGGAGAAGGTGACACCGCACCCTGAGAGCCTCGACATCCCCCTGCGCACGCGGAAGCCGACCGTGTTCGCGGTGTGGAACGATTTATTCCACGAGGACGTGCCGGATGGATTTATAACCGATGTCCGGAACGTGATGTATGCCTGCCCACAGCACACCTTTCTCATCCTCACCAAGAGGTCTGGCAGGATGGCGGGAAGGATGGAACACCACGTCCCACTTCCCAACGTCTGGCATGGCCTCACCGTCTGCAACCAGGACGAGGCCGACGCGAAGATCCCGGAGTTGCTCAAGGTGCCGGGGAAGAAGTTCCTGTCAATCGAGCCGATGTTGGGGGAGATCGATTTTAACACTATCCCGTCTTTTGACCTCCCCGGGGATGATGACCTCGGCACGGTTTGGCATTACGATGCACCTTGGGATGAATATGTCGATGCCGTTATCCTCGGCGGCGAAACCGGCCCCGGAGCGCGTCCCATGCATCCTGATTGGGTCCGGTCGGTAAGGGACCAGTGTCAGGCGGCAGGGGTATCCTTTTACTTCAAGCAGTGGGGCGAATGGGTGCCGTGTCGTAAGGTCGAAGATGCGGGGTATTGGATAATACGGGGAATTAAAACCATGTGGGTTCGTCCGGATGGATCAGCATCCCCGAAACACCTTAACGATGATGAATGGCCGGTTCAACGCGTCGGCTCCAAACGCGCCGGTCGTCTCCTCGACGGGCGGGAGTGGAATGAGTTACCGTGGAGGCAATCATGAAGTCCGTCCCCGGCGCACTGTTCTTTAAGCCGATGAAGGAAGAACCGATAGTTTTCCCGTTCGGCACGATAGCAGAGCTTATCGTTGTCCCTAAACGCCCCTACCTCCCCGGCGAGAAGTGCCGTGACAAAAGCACGGGCAAGGTCGTCACCATCCTTTCCTGTGAGCCGATGCGGGTGGAAGAGGTGACGGAAGAGGATTTGGTAAAACTTGGTATTATTTTACCTCCTACCGAGATATTCCCTTTGGTCAACAGAGAAGATAAACTCCGCAAAGCATTTTTGCAATATTGGCACAACCGTCACCCCGGCAAGTCTTGGGCGTGGCGGGTGGAGGGGATGGAGGACAAAGTAAGATGACCTACATATTCCACAGGGAAGAAGGTTGGTATCCGATGGCGTTGGTAGATGACAGTGAAGCGGTTGAGAACGCAGAGACCAACCCTGGCACCCTGAAAGTCACAGACGGCGACGGCAGATCTTCGGACACCCCGAGAGCGATAGGAACATCCCAACGGCCCTTCCGGTCCCGGCAACGAACCGGAGACTCAGCCAGATCATGAGAAGGCACAACAGGTAAGGAGGGAAAGCAATGCCCATAAAAGCAGCTATCAAGGATGAGGAAACTAATAAGTGGTGCCCGTATCTTGAGTTTGGCCATGGAGACATCGGCCTCGGGACCGTACCGCAGGTCGTAGACAAGGAAAGGGAGATCCTTTTCGTGTTCTACCCCACGGAGCCCGTGGAAGTAGGAACACCGCTTAAAGACAAGCCGGATGATATCGACCCTGCCGTGATATTCAGGTTCACGAACATCGAGAGCCTAGATGTCCTTATCAATGGCCTGAAGGTGCATCGACAGATCCTCTGCAAAATGAAGGGGAACGAGGAATCAAAGCCCGAATCAGCTCAAGAGGTATAAGCATGTATCTGGATGAAAGCGATCTCCTTGTGGAAATTGAAAGACTGGAACGGCTCTTGGAGGCGAACGATATCCCAGTCGAGGGTCCTGCCCCGGTTCCGGTCTATCTGTGCCCGGCTCTGGCTTACATGCTGGGGTTGCCGGGGGTAAGGTATCCTTTACCACCTGCACTAAGCGACGAACGGAGGAATTGACTTTGGCGATTGTAGCGGTCGATTTGTTTGCGGGAGCGGGTGGAACATCGAGCGGCCTGTACCGTGCCTGTCACGGTATGGGTAAGGTAGTGGACCTTCTGGCAGTCAACCACTGGCCTGTCGCCATAGCCACTCACAAGGCGAATCACCCAGGCGCCCGTCACATCTGCGCGCGCCTGGAGAGTATCAGGCCCGAGGATGCGATACCGGGAGGACGGGTTAATATCCTCGTGGCGAGCCCTGAATGTACGCACCATTCTATCGCCCGAGGGGGCAAACCGGTCAACGACCAACTCAGATCCTCCGCGTGGCTCATCCTTCGCTGGCTCGAATCGTTGCGCGTCGACAGCTTGCTGATCGAGAACGTCCGCGAGTTCCGCGATTGGGGACCCCTTGGTGTAAACGGTAAACCTTTGAAATCCCGCAAGGGCGAAACGTATAGGGCATGGCTCAACGCGCTCAGGAGCTTCGGCTACGAGGTTGACGACCGGATCCTTAACGCCGCCGACTACGGCGATCCGACAAGCCGGGAAAGGCTCTTTGTCCTGGCACGGAAAGGCCGCAAGGCGATTAAGTGGCCGGACCCTACTCATGGGGCTCCGGGAAACCTGTACGGGCTCCAGCCGTACCGGACGGCCCGAGAGATTATAGACTGGAGTATCAAGGGCAAGAGTATTTTCGGCAGAAAGAAGCCTTTGGCCCCTTCGACTATGGCCCGGATAGCCGTGGGGCTGAAGAAGTATGGCGGCCTCAACGCGAAGCCCTTTCTGGTCATGCTCTATGGTACGAACGACGTCAGGGACGTAGACAGGCCGATGCCGACGGTCACGGGCGGGGGGAATCACACGGGGCTGTGTGAGCCGTTCATGGTTACGATAACCCACGAGGGCAACGATGGAAACCGTGCCCACTCTATCGACCGGCCGGTCCCGACGATCACCGGGGCTCATAATGGGGAAATGGCGTTAGTGGAACCCTTCCTCGTCAAATACTACGGCGCCGGTGAAGGCGTCTCCAGCACAGATAACCCGGTCCCTACAATCACCACGAAGGACCGCTTTGGCCTCGTGGAAGTGTCCGGCAAATACCAGATAGATATCCGTTTCCGGATGCTCCAGCCCCACGAGCTGGCGGCGGCGATGTCATTCGAGCATTACACCTTCAAAGGAACCAAGACCCAACAGACCAAGCAGATCGGCAATGCCGTGCCGGTTCGATTGGCCCAGGCGCTCTGCACATCGCTTATGAGGAATTGAGACGCCAAAATATTTGAATTGACAGGAAATATAGCCGAATGATAGAAGAAACTGTATATACGGCCGAGCAAGTCGCCAAACTGTTCAACTGCAGTCTCACCTTCGTGTACGATCACAAGGAACTATTTGGCGCGATACGTATTGGAAAGCTGTTCCGTTTTCCTGAATCCGGGCTAAGGAAGATCCTGAATGGCGGTATGGAAGTCCAGAAACAAATGGTGGTACAAGTTCCGTTACCGGGGCCAGTCGATCACGCCGGAAGGAGGCTTCGAGACACAGGCCCAGGCCAAGCTCGCAGAGGCAAACAGGCGAATAGAGCTGTCGAAACTGCCAACGATCCCTATGGTATTCGAGCAGCTATCCGAAAGTCGGCTGAGAGATTTGGAGCAAAAACGGGACCGGCTGTATTTTCAGGACAACAAGGCCCTGATTCTTCGCCTCAGCGAACATGAAGGTTGGGGTCTCAAGCAGACTATCACGCGCAATGACGTCACTGATTTCTTGGATAAAGTAGCCGTTGAAGTCTCTCCACAACGAGCAAACAAGTATCTTGCCTACCTCAAAGCGCTCTTCAATCATGGGCTCAAGAAGGGCTTGCTTGAAAAGAACCCTGCTCTTGGTATCGAGAAATACCCCGAGGATCGCAAACACAAGTACGTCCCGCCGATTAACGACATACTTGCCGTGCTCTTGAAATGCCGACCCGAACAGCGGGACTACCTGTGGACCTTGGCACTCACCGGCGCCAGGTGCGGTGAAATTAACTCGCTAACGGTCGCTAACGTCAGTCTGGATCTCGGCTACGTTATTCTAAGAACGCGAAAGGCAAAGGGCGGACACGCAAAGTATCGCCGCATCAACATTGGTCCTACGCTCCGTGAAATTCTAGCCAGACGAATCTCAGCAGCCGAAGAGATCAATTCAAGCTACGTATTCTTCCATCCGGCCACTGGCAATCCTTTCAGGTATCGTAGCAAGTTTCTGCGGAACAAATGCGAAGATGCCGAGGTTCCTGAGTTCACGTATCATTGCCTGCGGCATTTCGCTGCCCTCACCATGGATCAGGAAGGAACCCCCCTTGCCGACATCCAAGCCATTTTAGGCCACGAGAGAGCTACCACAACAGACATCTATCTGTCTTCCATCCAAGCGGCCAAACCCTTGGCCACCAACGCTCTTGAGACAAGGTTGAGAGATACATATGTCGAGGCTGAGGCCAAGGGGAAAAAGGCAAGGGTCACTAACAAAGGTCGCTAACGCTCATCACCCTGCTTCGTAACTTATTGAAATTAAATGCCCCCGGCATGACTCGAACATGCGGCACATGGATTAGGAATCCATTGCTCTATCCACCTGAGCTACGGGGGCAAGGTTTTTGATTATAAACATTTCGGGCTTCCTTTTCAATAGAAAGTGTCGTCGGGCGGCTCCAGAGGCCGTGCAAATGGTTAACACCCGCCAGTTCCTGCGTTGACTTGGCCGTAAAATTCTGATATATTTGAACTTCCACAGGGGCATGTATGCCTTTCGGTTGTTTTCGGTCATTCGATGATGCATGCTTCGTGCCTAAGATTGGAGAATCCTTTCGCACCATGAACATAAACCCCACATCACTCAGGTTCCCCACTACATACAGGAGGTATCACCATGGGTAAAGTTGAAGTCTTCGAGAACAAACGCCCCGTACTCGGAATCAACAGTCTTGGAAGGATCGGAAAGCTGACGTTGTGGCACCACGTCGCCCGCAAGTACTTCCAGGAGATCGTCATCAACCTCGGTCGCGATGTGGGCAACGGCATCCCCGCCATCGCCCAGATCATCGAGAAGGATGCGACGTACGGCAGCATACATCGCTTTCTTTATGGCATCAAATCAAAGAGGATCATTGAGATAGTCGACGAGAAGAAGGGGAAGCTCCTCATTGACGGCATCCCCGTCACCATCCTGAGGGAGAACCGCAATCCCTCGGAGGTCGGATGGCGCGACCACGCTGTCGATCTCGTCGTCGAGTGTACCGGCAAGTTCCAGGATCCCACCATCGCCGCTGACGACAAGGGCGGGTCCATAAGGGGGCACCTCGCGAGCGGAGCAAAAGCGGTCATCAACTCGTCGGCCTTCAAGATCAAGAACAAGGCCCTGTCGACCCCCGACGATTGCGTCACGCTCATCTACGGGATCAACCACACCGCCTTCGATTTCAAGAAGCACAAGGTGCTCTCCGCGGCGTCGTGCACCACTACGGGTCTTGCGCACATGATAAAACCGCTCCTCAATACGGCGGCCACGAGCAAGATCCTCACCGCGTCCATGTCCACGGTGCACGCCGTGACAAATTCCCAGAGCATCCTCGACAAGACACCGAAGGCCGGGGAGAAGGACATGAGGAAGAACCGCAGCACCTTGAACAACATCATTCTCACCTCCACGAATGCCGCGGCGGCCCTCATTCAGGTCATACCGGAGGTGAAGGACATCGGCTTCATGGCCGATTCGATCCGGGTCCCGACGAACACGGAATCCCTGATCGTTCTTAACTGCACCTTCCAGACACGCGCGGGGGCGGACGGGAAGAAGGAAACCGTGACCACAAAGATGCTTAATGAGATATACCAGAAGGCCGCGGACAACGATCCCGAACACCTCGTCATCTTTACCATGGAGCAGAACGTCTCCACGGACCTCATCGGCACGGACGCGGCCATCGTCATCGAAGGTCAGTTCAACCACACGAGAACCGCTTTCATCGACGTCGACGTCGCCGGCATCCCCAACGTGCCCGCGGATGTCCTGAAGGCCCTGCCTGAGGGCAGCATGAAGGTCCCCGTTGTCCACGCAAAGATCTTCGGATGGTACGATAACGAATACGGCAGCTACACCAACAGAATGGGTGATCTCGCCGTATACGTGCACAAGAGTATGGCATAA